GGCGGCCGGGTGGGCCGCGCCGCCCCCCGCCAATGGCTCTCCACCCTTGTGGAATCCCACGTCAGGGCAGTCCCCGGCGTTCCCGACATCCGCAGCCACGACCTGCGCCATGTAGGCGCCCGCATCGACCTCAACGCCGGTATGAAGCAGGAGGAGCTTCAGTCCAAGCTGGGTCACACCAATCCCAACGTCACCCAGCGCTATTCAGGCCGTCTGCTTTCCCGCACCGGCAAGCGCTCCGCCGCCCTCGTTCTCGAAGCCCGTGAGCGTCAGGCGGACATCAACGCCAACATTTTGGCCGGGAGGGTGCAAAATGCGTAAAGATTTGCCGCCCGCCATTGACGCGCCCGCCCGTTTGTGCTACAGTAAATGTGATGCAGCCCTCCCTTTACACACAGGCTGCGTCTCCCACTTTTCAAGCCCTCCCGCCGCCGAGTGTTACCCCCCCTTCACTCCCGGCGGGAGGCATCTTTCTGTTTCGCCCGTAAACGCCCTCTGCGGCGTTTCTTTTTTACCCGTCAAACTACCCTCCTGTTAAAGTAGAAAGCCCCCTGTGACGCTCTGTGCGCCGCAGGGGGCTTATTTTTATTTCTCCGGTCGTTTTTGTCCTATCGCCTTATGCGCTCCGAGGTCACTTTACGATCTCCCACGTGCCGCTTTTCCCGTCCGCGCTCCGCGTCACCTTCACGGTGTACGTTTCGGTTACGGTCGGATGTTCCGGCTCCTGCGGCTTCTCCGGCTCCACATATTCCAGCCCGCAGAACTCGCACAGCGCCTTGCAGTCCGCCACGGCGCAATCCTCCATGTGCTCATGGAACCACGCCGCGTCCTCCGGGTTGTCGTGGTACACGTGCTCCTGGTACACGGCGTAGGCTTTCGTGTCGTCCAGCTCGTGCAGGTCGCTCCGCGTCGCCGTCCGGCAGCCGTGGGGGTAGATGGCCTTCCGGTACTTCACCATCAGCTCTGCCAGCTTCTTCCCGTTGGCGCTGCTGGGGTGGTACATGGACAAAAATCCCTTTACCGTGCCGTGCCCGGTGGGGCCGTTGGTGCTGCCGTTGGTGTGGGACACATAGTGCACCTTTGCGCCCCACTTGTTGCTCTCCTTGATGGCGCGGTACATATAGTCCGGGCCGTACTCGTCGCTCATGGGCGTCCGGCGTGGGCCGCGCATGATGTCAAAGCCGCACCGCTCCAACATGGGCTGCAAAATGTCCAGAAACTCGTTGTTTTCGAGAGTTTCGTAACATTGCTGGCCATCAGGGCGCTTATAGCAGCACTGGTTGGCCATGTGGTACGCCGGGGACAGATAGATCTTCGGTTTCTCCGCAGGCGCGTCCTCGTCGCTCTCCTGATAATCCGGGTAGCCGAAGGTGTACGAGGACTTCACGCTGGCGTACTCCTTCTCGTACACGCCGCCGCCGTTGATCACCACGCCGCTCTGCGGGCTGGTGTTGCCCTCAATGGTGCGGAAGCCCTTGCCAACGATCTCCGTTACAATGCCCGTGTGATCGTCGCCGAAGAATACCTGTGCGCCCACCTTCGGCGTAGTGCCCAGCTGCCCCGCAGCCTTGAAGTACCGCTTCAGGTAGTACACGCCCGCGCCCAGACTGTCGTCCGGCAGGTTCTGCAGCCGCTTCGCCTCTGCTACGCCGAACGCCTGCACGTTCACCCACGCCACGAACGTGGTGCACCACGGGTACCCCTGCTTTTTCCCGTTGTAGAAATGGGGGATGGCGTCAATGTCCCGTGCGTACTTCGTGAAGTTCTTGTCCCCGGCGTTGGCGGTCTTGCTGTCGAGATAGTGTGTCTCCGGCGTGTCGTTGGAAGCCTTCTCAAGATAGCCCAGCTCCTCCCGGGCTATCTTGATGATCTTACTGGCGCCGTTCATACGGCCTCCTCCACCTTGTCCTTCAGCTGCTTCGTGATCTGATTAACGCCCGTCGCCGCCAGACCGCTGACGATACCCACAGCCGCGCTGGTGATGTAGTCCTGCGCGGGATAGTCGGGGATGATAAACATACCCACCACGCCCAGCACAAGGCCGCACACGCCCATGATGACCGGGATCCACTTGTCGTTCAGCCCGCTGGCCTTAACAGCCATGCCGATGAGGTAGCACACGACGGTGATCGCCGCCACACTCGCAATGCCCAAAGATGCAAAATCCATACTGTTCTTCCTTTCCGGCGTCAATGCGCCTGTCCTGTTTGTGTAAAACAAAATGGGACTGCTGCCGGTGTTCTCCACCGGCGCAGCCCCATTCGGCTTTCTGCCGCGGCCCCATTGCCGCGAGTATTTGTTTGTGCGGTTGTCTCTTACTTTGCTTCAGTCTCGCCGTACACGCTCTCGATCAGCGCACACAGGTCCGTGTACTGCTCGTCCGTGATGCGTCCCACGGCGAAAAACACGTCGCACTTCTGCTGCGCCTCCTCACGGGTCTTGTAGAACCGCTTGTTGATGAGCTTTGTCATAATGTTGTACATCGTCGTTCTCCTTTCTTAACCGATGGTCGCCATGTCGCTGTTGTAGATGGCTTCTACCGCTTCTCCAAGTTGCTGCGTCAACGTTTCTGCTTCCGAGATAAGCCCCGCAACAAGCTCTGCGCCGTTAACGTGCTCCACGCTGCCATTAATGACCCGCATGGTCTCTTCGCCGCCTGTGGCATCCACTGCGTAGCCCTCGCGTTCGCTTTCTTTGCACAGAATATAGCTGCCGTTTTCTGCGATTTTTACCGGGTTTGCCGCTTCACTGTAAAATGTCTCGCCGCCTGCATTTACCTTGTACACTCTTTCACCTCGCTTTCCAGCATCGCTAAAGCTTTTTCGTATTTATCTGCCTCCACATGCTGCCCTATGATTGCCGCCTGCTCCAGGCATATAGCCAGCAGCTCTGCGCATACATCGGTCAGCTTTTCAATGGTCTCCTGCAAGGGCATAGCGCCAGCCCTCCTTATCCGGGTAAAACCCAAATATGCTCTTAAAGTATTTCGCCGACTTTCGCACGACCTTGTGGCTATTCCCTCGGTTCATGTGCCCGCAATAGGATCCCCACACCGGCTGTACATCCGCAAGCGAGATTTTTCCGGCGTGTACCATTTTTCGGAGCTTTGGCAATTTCTTACGCAGACGCGCTGTGGCCTCGCGGCCCATCCGCATTTTTACGCCACCATCCGGCTTTGTGTGGTACCGACACTTGAGAAAAACAGACTTTCCTGCGGGCGATATGCCCGTTTTCTTTTCGTTCACCACAATACCGATTTCTGTTGCCTTGCGGCGTATTTCTGTTAAGCACGTTTCCAGATACGCCCGGCTTTCGTGCATAGCGTACCCGTCATCGTTATATCGTCCGTACCCTTTCAGCCGCAGTTTGTCCTTGCACAGGTGGTCGATGGGGGAAGCCAGCATCAGGGCGCACACCTGCGACACCTGGCTCCCCAGCCCCAGCCCATAGTCTCCGAAATCGCGGATAAAACGGTCCACCTCCGCCGCTGTGCGCGGATCGTGAAACAACCGCCTGTTCGCTTCAAACAGTGGCTTGTGCGGCGCGGTATCGAAGAACTTGTGAAAATCGTACCGCAGCACATAGCCGCCTCTCCTTGCTTGCCGGGAGACATGCTTCTTGTACCGCCGCAGGGCGCGATCCATCCCTCTCCCCTTTAAGCTGGCGGAGTTGTCGTAGATAAACGTCGCTTGATACACCGGCACCAGCGCATAGTCGCACAGGCACTTCTGCACCACCCGCTCCGTGATATGCACGGCTCGAATGTGCCGCGCCTTTCCGCGTTCATATACCGTAAACTCATGAAACCCTTTATGCCGAAACGTCCCGTCCATAAGTTCTGTGTGGATGTCTGCCACCCGCACCAGCATGTTATTCATAAGGCTCTGTGTACTGGACTTCCACTTTACGCCCCTGCAGCACTTCTTTGCGGATTCCCACAAGTGCATAAAGCTGAAAACGTCCTCAAAATTCCCGCAGGCCCTGCTGCGGTCCATCGCTTTGCGCTCCCGTGCGGCTTTGCGCCGCAGGTAGCGGCCCTCTCGTCTCTCTTTGTTGGTCAATATGCGCCTCCGTGCAGTCTTATTGTCGGGTGCGGGTTCTAACTGCGTAGCCGCCGCCATGAAACCGGGTTTCCGCACATTCACCGGCCATGCAAGCGCCCGCCACTCGGTGGCGGACGGGCCTTTTCGGCCAGCGTCCGGCGGCGTATCATCGGACGCGAGTTCAATGGGCAAAGCGCTCCTTCGCTCAAAGCATCGTTTTCAGCTATACCGCCTACTAAGTCCTGCCTGTGCCGAGCGAATCCGGGGACAACCCCATACGAGTTGCTGGCGTTGTTGTTGTTGACGCTGCCGCTGGAGTTGACAATCAAGAAGTTCGTCGAGTTGCCGGTGTTCGCGTCACGCAGCCACCAAACCACCGCCGAGCCGCCAGACCGTTCCGCCAGCGCAGATATACAGCGCTTTCCCTATATAACGGCTTATGTTAAGCCCTTATACCGTTCTCTGTCGCTTTTCCGCACCTTGCCGATCAGTTTCGCCTCCGCGCTGATCAGCTCTCCGTGCTTCTGCATGGCGTGCGGTACCCACTTATACCTCTCCTCTCCGCTCAACAGTTCCTCGTACAGATCCTCCAGATCGTCGGCAAGGTTCTGCAGCACCACATTCGCCCTCCCAAGATAGTCGGCGCGTATCTGCGCCTCATGCTGGTTGTGCACATAGGTGTTGTTGGCCGCCTTTACGGAGTGCAGTACCTCTCGTGCCTCCTCATAAATAGGCCCCAGCAGGAAAAATTGCAGACGCTTCGGGCATTTCTTGACGACCGTAAGCGTATGCTGCTTCAGTTCCCGCGCCGTCTGGATGAATTGCATAGAGGATTCGCCCTGCTTGCTTTTTGGTACGGACATACGTTTCCTTTCCGCCATCCGCCCCATCTAAGGGGCGGATGGGCATTGATAATAGATTAAAATGCGAAGCCGGGGACAACCCCAGACGAGTAGCCGGCGGCGTAGTAGGTGCTGACGCTGCCGCTGGAGCTGACAACCAAGAAGACCGTCGAGTCGCCGGTGTACGCGCCACGCAGCCACCAAACCACCGCCGAGCCGGAGGCGTTGTTCTTTACCTTGCTGTTTCCTGCGGCGTACCAGTTGTAGCCGCTGGAGCCGATGTCGTTCTGGCTGTGCAGCGAGAGTATGTCCTCCGTGGGAGTTGTCCCCTTGTTGTTCGTCAGGCTGCGCGTCATCAACACATCGCGCCATGCCTCCGGTATGCTTGCCAGCAGTTCCGGCATCGTGGTGCTCCGCATCCGCGACGCCTCCCAGCCGCCGACGTTCGTGTTGCCTGTGTTCATCTGTGCGCTGGTCACGATAGTCACGGTGTCAAACGTCATGCCGCATTTTCCGGTGGCGGTTTCCTCGCCGTAAGCGCTGGTGTCTGCCAGATCGTCCGTGTTGAAGCTGATCAGCCGCGCCTGTACCGTTGTGCCGTTGATAGAGAAGTCCATGACATCTCCCACGGTCAGCTTCCGGCTGTCCGCCCCGAAGTCCAGATACACCGTAGATGTCGTGCGCAGGATCTCCGCATTGTCAGAGATGGCTTCGCCGTACAGATGCATCAGTTCCGGTGTCGCACCGTCCAGGCCATCCGTATACGTCACGCCGCTGGTAGGGCTTATATTCGCCACAGGCCGCAGCGGCAGCATGAGCGTAGGCGGCAGTGCTACTTGCTTCGTTAAGCTCGACTTGCCATCCTTTTCGGCTGTAATATTCCACACCCCCGACTTGCCCAGCGTCAGTTCCACCTTCCCTGTAGCATCTGCTGCGGCGGTCACGGTACTGCTTCCGTTTACCGCAGTTACCGTCGCACCGCTAACTGTATACACTAACGTTTTAGCACCCCCCCCCCGCAATTATTGCTCTACCGATAATTGTGCTCATACGCTCCTCCTTACTCCGCTTCCTCCGCCGCTTCCTCCGCCGGAGTATTCAGCTTTTCCAGATACGCCGCCAGATATGCCTCCGGACTGGCCTGTTCGCCCACGATGCTCTTGGCTGTCCGCAGGGTGTTGATCTCCGTGATGTACCCATCGTCCCCCACGCAGAGTACCGTATCGTTCTCGTACTTGAAATTCTTGATAGCCTTGGCTACCCGCTCGTCCTTGCAGATCTCTCCTGCCTTTACGATATAGCCTGTGTACATGGTTTTGTCCTCCTTTTAATCAAGCTGTATATGGGGTTCCATCAAGGGAAATCCACTTCTGCTCAGTTGTGTTGTAAAGGTACGCATCTACCTCGTCGGCATAGCCCGTTTCTTTCCCTAAAAACGTATCTTTAATTTTGAATGATATTTTGGCATCCTTAGAATTTATAATTCTGAAAGATTTACTACCTTCCTGTAAAAGAAGTTTGCCGTTTTCAAGGGGATACTGATAGGGAGCTTTCCATCCTTTTCTTGAAGTATCTACATTTGATACCTCGATTGCATACATATTATTCTGTGTTGCTCCAGCTATGAAATTTATTCTTACATTTTGATGTGTATAATTGAATACTACATCCAACGTTCCAGAGGTCTCCCCTATCGTAACTTTAATTAAAACAGGATAATACATTGCTGAGCTACTGATAGGGCCGAAACCGAATAAGTATCTCTCATTCTCAACCTCTATTGAATTGGCATGTCTATACTCAAAGTTTTTATAGTCACTGTCACTTGCAGAAAAAGATGAGGTAAACGGAAATGACTCATACGTATAGTCTTCTAAATCAAACCTAATACCCGAAGGGGAGTAGGCGGGGTTCAATACAAGATAAGCGTATTTGCCATTTACAAACATTTGAACTGAAGAATCACCAGAAGAAATATTAGGGGATATAGAAGACGTAAACACTTTAGTGCTTGTTTCATACGTTTCTATATTGAATGTATACACAGTAGCTGAATTGCCCGAACTTGATGCACTTCCAAATACATAAATTGTATTGTTGTAAAAAGCAGTTGACCCTCGTGATGTTGCACCAGAACCAGAATATGAACCAGGAAATGGATGAGTAGTCCACATATCAGTTTCTGTATCATAAATTCTAACAGTACTTGTATTGGCACTTTGCTGTGGGGTTCCACCAAGGAAATACATTTTATTTCCGACTACACACCACGCCGGAAATTTCCAAATTGTTGGCATTTGTACAGAATTCAAACTGGTAATCTTTGTTTCCAAATCTGTTACATTGAATATACTAAAGTTTTCGTTTATGGCCGTGTACATTTTTCCATTACAAATTCTACCAGAAGGAACATTGAAAATCACATGACCTGCCAACGGGGATAAATCATCTTGAGAAAAGTATTCAACAAACTCCCCGACCTGTACTGCTACATCGTCAGTACTTTCTACCGTGTCGGGCTTCCCTTGCATCCGTACCCACAACTTACTTGTATCAGTCGGCGGAGTGAGACCATAGGCTATGTTCAGTTCTCCTCCGCCGCCAGCGGATAGTATGCCCTTGCCCACAATGGCGCTCATCACGACACCTCCTTCACGTCGTACACCGTCACCTGAACGATCAGGTCAGCGGTGGGCTTTTCGCCCACAGCGTAGGCGGTGAATGTCCCGTTGTTGTTGGCGATGTAGATAGCGTTGGTGCCGTCGTCCAGCATCTGCTGTATCGCCGTTGCGTCTGCCTGAATGTCCGCCTGACTGGTGGCCGTGCCGCCTGTGATGGTCACGCCCTGGGTGTAGGGGCTTGCGCTCCCTGTCCAGCTTGCCGCCGCCAGCGTCAGCGATAGCTTGTCCGTTATGTCCTGCTTGTCCGGGAACCCTGCGCTCATCTCCTCCACCTCGTTGCACAGCGCGTTCAGGTTCTCCGCGTTCAGTGCAGGCGGCGCATCGTTGTTCCATCCGGGGTTCGTGTAACCTGCCATATCGTCCCTCGCTCCTTTCGTCCGTCAATTTTTTGCTACGGTCCACAGGGTGTCGCCCTGCCGTATCAGTATCTGTGCGCCCTCCGCGCTCCCGGTCTCAGCCCACGGCACCGCGCAGATCAGCGCCTGCTGCCGCGTGTTGTCCTGCGTCTCGCAGGTGATCTCCGCGTTGACAAATACCCGCAGCACCTCGCCCTTTCGGTTTTTCAGGAATAAGGTGTTCTGCGTCAGCGCCAGAGCAAACAGCGCGTCCCGCTTCGCCAGCGTGTCGCTGTACTCCGCATTGGCGCCCACCTCGCCGATATAGCCGCTCAGCTCGCCGCTTTGGTACAGCTGCGGCACCATTTGCACCGTGGGGTATCGGGTGAAGTTTCCCAGCAGCGTCGGTCGGTTGTTGTTGCTCACCGTCCCGCTCTCCACGTTCAGGCTGAACCGGAATAGCTCCTCCACCCGGTATACGTTGTCGCCGTCCTCCGCGCAGGAGAGTATCGTCCAGTCCCACAAGCGCACCGTCACCGGCTGGCTGGGCAGCGCCGTGGTCACAAAGGATCTCTCCCCCACGCCGAATACGTAGTAGGTGTACGTTCCCTGCGAGGCCGCCGCGCAGTCGATCACGCTGCGCTCCGCGTACCCTACGTCCGCCACGTGCACCAGCGACGCTGCGCCCTCCTCTCTGCGGTATACGGCCCAGCCCGTCAGCGGCTCCTCCGCCACGATGTTGCCGCCCCGCAGGTCTGTGGCGAAGTCCGCCAGCAGCAGCGTCCTGTCGCCGAACTCCGGTGTGTACCCCGCTGCGCTCATCAGTGCCGCCACCACCGTGTCCGTCAACTCGCCCTCCTCTATCCACAGGTAGTCGCACACCTGTGCGCCAACCAGTTTCACGTTCACCACGGTCATGTCCGCCATCACCGCGTCCGCCATGTATTTCAGCACCGAGAATTGGCTGGCCCGGGGGAATAGCCGCACCGACGGTTTCAGACTCTCCGCCGGGAATAGTCCCCGCTCATACCGCCGCCGCACATACAGCTTTCCGCCCGTCAGCGCCACCGTCAGCTCATCCTCCGGGGCAAAGGCAGCGTTCACCCGGCCTATCTCCGCGCCGCCCTGCATAGCCCGCACCGCCGTTGTGCTCACCGTCACCGTCAGCGACTTTCCGTCCGCGCCGGTCAGGTTGAATAGCGTCGCCGGCAGCGCCTTGACCGTTCCCTTCCATACGATGCTTATGGGCGTCGTCAGCGCCATCGCTTCGCCCGTCACCGTGTCCCATGTCACCGTGGATCCGGTGCTCAGGTTCAGCTCCCCGTTTCGGATGGTGTATTCGCCCTCCGCCGTGCCCGGTATGTCGTAGGCGCCCGGCCACGACACCAGCACGCCGCTCTGCTTCCGCTTTACGCACGTCACCACCGCGCCGGTATAATTGCTGGCGCTGTATTGCACCGCGAACTGTACCCAGCCCGTGTCTGCCACCACGCCGTTGCTGGTCTCCACCCGGCACCGCACGGCGTATTCCTGCCCGGTGAATAAGCCGTCGTAGTAAAACGCCACCTGTGCCGTCGCCACGTTGCCCGTGTCGTACAGCACGTCCTCCGTGTCCATTGCCGGTGCAATCTGCCACCGCGCCCAAATAATGGGGTCGCCCTGCGCCTGCGAATAGCTGGCCGTCCACGTCATCTCCTTCGCCGCCACCGGCTTCGTAAAGTCGTTGATGGTCAGCACCGGTGCGCTCCGGCACACGAATACCGATGCGCTCTGCTGCGTCACGCTGTCTGCGTCTGTCCACCACTGGGTGATGAGCAGCTTGTAGCTGTTTCCGTTGGTGATTCCCGCCGCAGCCAGCGCCGCCGCCGTGATCGTGTAGCTGAAAAACACCACATCGCCCTTGGCGTTTCGCCCGTAAAAGGGGCAGTTGTCCGTCCGTTTTCCCGAGTCGTACAGCTGTGCGCTCTCCGCCGTGTTGGCCAGAATTTTTATCTCAAACGCCGTCATGGCGTTCTGTCCGTCCACCTGCCAGGTCACGGTCATGTTTTGGCTTGCGTCCACCGTCCCGTTGCCCAGCGCTCCCAGCGTGGAGGGCGTGATATTTGTCGGCATAAAAAGTGCCATATCGTCCTTCCCTCCTTCCGTTTATGTCTTTGTCTCCGTTTTCAGCGGCCACACCGTCACCGTCGCCACCGGGAAGTCCGCCACGCTGGTGGCGGATATGGTCATCTGTCCCTCTCCCGTCAGCGGGCGGGAAAAGCCTGTCACCAGGTGCCGTTCCGTGGGGCTCCCCTGCTTATCCCGGCGCACCAGCGTCACAAGCTCGTTCTCCTTGATGTGAAAGATCTGGCCGCAGCTGATGTCCACGCTCTTCTGCAGCACCGTGGAGCGCTTCAGCTCCCACTCTGCCCTGTCCCGGCACATGGTCTCCGTTGCGTAGCCGTCCTCCTCTGTCCACACCGTCTTTCGGCCTATCAGCTGTACGTTGGTGTCGCTCATGGGGTCGTTGTTGGTGGCTCTCGCCCCCGGCTGGCTGTTGTCGTCCAGCGCCGCCCCCAGCACGATGTAGTCGTTGTACACCTCGGTGTTTTGCGCCGTGTATGTCATGCCCAGCAGCGTCGCCTCCCCCATCGAAAAGGCGTAGCTGACGGGCTTTTCACTGTCCAGCAGGTCGTCCTGACTTGGGTCTATCCGCAGCCGCCCCGTGGCGTCGTAGCCGATCCATGCGTTCAGCATCTCCGCAAAGCCCAGTATCACCTCCGCGTATGTGCCGCTTCCCGGATCCACCTCCAACGTGTACGGCGCGTCCACCAAATTTACTTCGGTTCCGTCCGTCAGTTTCTGCTTCTTGCCGTTGTAATACTCCGTGTACACCGGGGGGATGGGGTCTACCTTCCGCCCGTTTCCCTTGTCGTCCTGCAGCAGGGCGTTGATCTGCTGAAAGATGTTCACGTTCAGCTTTCCCTTATAGGTGCCCTCCAGCTTGCCCCACAGCGTCCCGTCCAGATTGGCCCACTTGTCTACCAGCTCGTACTGCATCAGCCGCCGTCCCGGCTCCACCGTTTCCTGCGGACTCTGTATCAGGAAAACGCCCTGCTGTATGTAGTAGTCCTCGCCGTTTGGCAGCACCAGACCCTCGTCCAGCGCGATCTCCTGCCCGAACCACAGGTGGTTTACGTTGTAGTCGAACGCGCCGTCCACGTTCCCCAGCGTCACACTGGCCGTTCGCCTCACGCCGTTTTGCAAATTTACCGTCAGCGCCCCGTCGGCAACAAAGGCGCCGCTGTGCTTATTTCGCGGGTTATTGTCCACGAAGAACGCCGTGCTCCCGTCCGGGTTCAGAAAGCGCAGCCGGCACAGCTTCTGAAACCGGCCCTTCAGCGCTCTCAGGTACGCCAGATATTTCTCCTGCTCCGTCATGGCACGTGCCCTCCGTTCAGCTGCGCTTACGCTTCTTCCTGTCCTCCGCCGCCGTCAGCGCGTCGCACTCCTCGTCCGTGGCCGCCCTGATCTTCCGTATGTCCGGGTTTCCCTTGCGGTACTGGCTCTCGCGGGTGATGTAGTACCGTCCCGTGATGCCCGTTATCGGTATCTCTCTGCCGCTTTTCATCACCAGAATGTGCCGCGTCTTTTTCGCCATAGTCCAGCCGTCCTTTCTCACATATTCCGTCCGTCCGCATACATGAAAACCATGTGGTTCCCAGCGTTCTTCCCCTCGCCGAATACCAGCACCACCACCTGCGCCCCCACCGGGGCCGCCGCCATCGTGCTCACATAGGGGAGAAAACTCTCCGTTTCGTCAAAGGGTCGTTTTACGCCGATTTTCCCGTCTGCCGCCGCGGTCGTCACCTGCGCCCGGTACTGCCGCACCATATCCGTCTGCGTCTCCCGCACCCGCCGCACATAAAAGTTGTCCCACAACCGCTTTGCCAGCTCCGCCAGCGTCTTTGCGTTCTCGTCCATGCTCTTATCCTCCGTAGGGCTTCACGTTGTGCGCCATCCGGCACATCTGCGCCACCGTCAGGTGCTCCGCCTGCTGCTCCGTCAGCGTGATGCCCTTCACGTTATAGGTGGGCCCGCTGTGGTCGCTGTAGCTGCGGTTATCGCTGCTCCCCGCCACGCTGCGGCTCACCGGCGTCTCGCCGTACAATCCGCCCAGCTCGTTCACCCTGGCCCGGAACCGCGCATCCGCCGACGGCTTCAGCATCTTCGCCGTCACGTCGGGCGGCAGCACCATCTCGTCGTCCACCGTGGCCTTTATGCCGCCAAGTCCGTGCAGCACACCACCGCTGTCGTACTTTTTCTTCCGTCCCCCGCTGACGGCGCCGATAATGCTTCCTGACACGATGCTCTTCCGGTTTGACTTTCCACTGTTCGGCAAAGAAATGTTGTTCTTGCCCATGCTGATGGCATCCGAAAGGTTCCCCGTCGGTTTATTGGATACGCTGGCTTTCTCAGACTTGGTGGATTTCCGCACGCCGGTCAGGTTGCCGACCTTTACCTCGGTGTATCCCGACGCATTGCCGGTCGCGTTCCGTTTGACCTCTACCGGCGTACCGCCCGCCGTGATCGTCACGCCTGCCGCAGCCGCCTTTGCCGCCAGCACCCCGTTGGCCCATTCCCACCAGTTCTGCACGCTCTGATCCAGCAGGACTTCCTCTTGAGCCACCGTTTCACCCAGCGCGTTGATGTATTCCTCCAGTGCGTCAATTTTCAGCTGGTACGCCGCCTCGATGGCCTTTTTCCTCGCCTCCAGTTCCTCAATGGCGAGGTCCAGCTCCATCTCCCGCTCATAGTCCCGCAGGTCCTTCTTCGCGTCCGCAAGGTCCTCCTCGGCCTTCTTCACCTTCTCCGGGTCCGCGATCCACTCCCACTGCCCGGACTCGGCGTTGTACATCCGCACCGTGCGCTCGTTCCGGGCGTTCAGCAGCGCGTCCTGCTTCCGCATGACCTCCAGCCGCAGCTCCTCCAGCTTCTCGGCCCGGTCTATCTCCTCGTTCTGCTTCTTCAGCGCATCGATCTGCGCGTCTATGGCCGCCAACTCTGCGTCCCGCTGCTTTTCCAGCGCATCGATCTCGTCCTGATACTTCTTTTTCGCCGCGCTGCTGCCGGAACCGCCGGAACCGCCGCCGCTATAACCTCCTGTGTTTCCGGTGGTGTTGTTCCATCCGCCGCTGGGCGCCGTGCCCGTCAGTTTTCCCCACGCCTTGTTCGTCAGGTAGGATTGGGCTTCCTCCAGCGTCTTGAACTTTTTGTTGGAGACCAGCACCATCGCCTGCTGGTAGATCCGCCCTGCGTTCAACAGGTTGCCGTATGCCTGGGTGGTATATCCGATGGTGGCCGCCAGCGTCCGAAGCGCACTGATCTGCTGGCTGAAATTCAGCTTTGTGTTGCTTGCCGTGATCTGTGCCGCCACCAGGTCGTACAGCGCTTTACCCGTATACCCTGCCTGCTGCGCCTCGGAGATCAGTTTGTTTACGTAGTCCTGCGTGGCCTTTTGCGTCACGCCCAGGATCTCCTGCACCCTGTCATAGGCAGCCACCAACTGCCGCTGTTCCTCCGATACTGCAAAGCCATAGTTGATCGCCTTGCGTATCGTTTCTACTTCTTCCTCGCGGCCCTCCTGCAGCTTCGACAGGGAGTAGTAATACTCCTCCTGCGTCTTAGTGCCCGCCTCCATCTGGTCCTGCACCAGTTTCAGCGATGCCTTGTACCGCGCCAGCGATTCCACGTCCGCCTGCACCATCTGTATGGGGGTAACGCCCATGCCGTTGCCCACACTGTCGCCGCCGCCAACGTATACCTCGGCTCCGGTGCCGTGCAGCTCGTTCCATGCGTCCCACGCCTCAGATTCTGCGTCCCGTACCGCCTTCTCCTGCTCCTCGCGGATCGCCCGCAGCACCTCCAGCCGCTTTTCTTCCGCCTCCGTCAGCTCTCCGGTCTTGCTTATGAGCGTGTCGTACTCGTCCTCGGTCTCGCCCAGCGCACTCTGTGCCGTTTCAACACCCTTCAGCGCTTTTTCATAGGCTCGCGCCTTTTCCGTGCTCAGGCTGATCGCCACGGCCAGCGCCGCAAAGATCGCCGCACCGATGCCCAGTTTCGGCAGCATTGCCAGCAGGCCCTTCATCTGCCCGGTGAGCTGCGTGATCGCCATAGCGTTGCCGCCTATGGCGGAGGTCAGCGTTCCGAAGAATGTCCCCACGCCGCTGTTCATCAGCGCCGTAAAGCCCTTGTTCGCCAGCGTCAGCACACCCACCAGCAGCCCCAGCTGTATCACCAGTCGTCCGGTGTCGCTGTCCAAAAACTCCACCAGCGCGATCACCTGGTCCAGTGCGCCCTTGATGGTGTCCGTCTCCACCAGGTGGCTGATGAACTCCGTCCACTTGTTGTGCAGTATCTCGGTCTTACGGGTCCAGCTGTCCAGCGCGTTTTCCACTTCCTTGTCCGCGCTGCCCACCGCGTCGGCGTAGTCCCCCAGCATGGACTCGTACATATCCCAGTTCTGGATCAGCGCCAGCAGCTGCGAGGTACGCAGCTTTCCGCCGATGTCGCTGACCATCTCCATCAGCTGCTGCTCCGTCAGAAATCCGTCCTTCATGCTCTGGGACAGACCGGCAATGGCTTTCATGGGGTTAATGACATCGCCGGATGCCTGCGCCGCGTCGTAGGCGTCCTTGGCATAGAGCTTGATGACATCCCGCAATCCGGCGATCTCGCCGGTGGTCCACGTCACGCCCTCATCGATTTCCGTCTTGGTATCGCCGATGATATTCAGGAAAAGCGCCCGCAGCGCGGTGGCGGCCTCTGTGCCGGACCGCTGCGTCACAGCGGTGATCGTGCCGATAGCCGCCGTCAGTTCATCTGCGCCCACATGGGCCTGTGCCGCAATAGGCGCCACCTTGCCCAAGCCTTCTGCAATTTTTTCTATTGACGTTGCGTAATTGTTATCAATTTCATTTGCTCCATCGAGAACCTTCGTCAGCTGCTCGATGCTGCCCTGATACTTGTACGCCGCGTCCATAGAGAGCAAAAACTGCTGTGCGGTCTCTGCGTCCGTGTCGCCCACGATCTGCGTCTTGGTGGCCAGCTCCGCCAGCGCGGACGCCTGCTCGCCGTAGCCTGCGCGGCTGAAGTTTGCCACGCTGTTCAGGTACTCGTCCGCCGCCACGCCGTAGGCGCTGGCGGTGTCGTATGCCTGCTTCTCGATCCTGTTCAGTTCCTCCGTGGTCGCGCCGGTGACTTTGCGTATCGTCACCATCTCGTCGTCCACGTCCTTCATGGTCTCCAGCGCTTCCGTGAAGCTGCGCTTTAACCCGGCAATGGCGTTGCCCATCACCTGCCACAGCGCCATCTTTCCGGCCACGCGCACAAAGCTGTCGCCCATCAGGTCGGCAAAGCCGCTGCTCTCCTTGGCCGCCGTCCCCACGCTCCTGACCGACTGCGCCGCATTTTTCGTACTCTGCTGCACCTTCCCGCTGGCGTCCAAATATGCTTTTTCAAATACCGCCGCGCTCTCCTTGGCGCTCTTGCCGCTCAGTCCGCTTACGCCGGTCAGGTCCTCTATGCGGCTCTGCATGGCGGTCGGCGCGTAGGTGCTGCTCTGCTGCGCCGCATAGGCGCGGTAGGCATCCTTGGCCGCCCGCACCTGTGCCGCCGCCCTCTCCGCCGCCTTGGCCTGCGCCGTAAAGTTCTGCGTCACCTTCTTGCTGGTGATCTCCATCTCGCCGCTCTGCATATTCAGCGATTTGGACACCTGCACCACTTCGCCCACCTGGCGGCTGTAGTCCGCCACGGACCGGCGCAGCTCGCCCTCCGGGCTGAAGGTCTCCGTCAGCTTCTGCAAACTCTGCCGTGTGGCGTTTATCTGTACATCGGCGTTCTGCGTATTCACGCCCAAAGTCACCGGGCTGCTCTGCAGCTTCGCTATCTCTCCCTTGAGCTGCGAAAAATCAGGTACAGCCGTTACTTTGAAAATCGCCATACGCTACCTCCAATCGTCCTCTTCCCGTATCATCCCGGTATCTTCCGCCAGCTCCAGCGTGGGGTCCGCTCCGTTCATGGCCCGCACCAGTGTTTCTTCCGCCCTGCCGTCCAGCATCTCCTCCACGAAGTTGCGGAAAAAGGGTCTGTTCTTTGGCCGTCTGCCCCAGTTGTACGCGGGGTCGTTTTTCTCGATCCGGTTCACCAGGTCGTCCCCGTCCACATGGGGGGTTATGGGTTCTCCGTTGCCGTCCGTTGCGCCGCTGGGGTGATACAGCAGCGTCAGATTCATGCCGCCGTCCCGCTCATCCGAATACACCGTGGCGCTGGCGTTCATGTCCGCCAATCCCTTCGTGCCCCGCCGGCGCACATACTCCTCCGGCACCAGCTTGTCGTATACGTCCTCTACCACGTGCTCCCGCAAGCACTGCCGCATTTCCTCCGCCAGTGCGGGGCGCGATGCGCGAAAGGCATCCTTCACCTGCTTTTCCAGCGCGGCCATGTCCTGTTCAAACCCGCTGAACTGCCCCACCAGCTTTGCCATGTCCCGCGCCTCCCCTCTCTCGCATACGCCAATGCGCTGTCTTGCTTCAGCGCACTCGCGTCTGCCCCCTCCCCCGCCTTGCGGCAGGGGAGGGGATTTTTTGTTGTCGTCAGGCTTCCTTCACGCTCACAGCGCACTGGTCGGTAAACGTGGTGCCTTCGTACACGAAGGTAACTGTCATGTCGCAGTCGCCAGCAGTGGCCCCTGCGGAGATCAGTCCGCTTGCGTTCACGGTGGTGCCGCTGGGTGCGCCGTTCAGGCTGTAGGCGCACTTGGCAGGATCCAGCACCGCCAGCTGGCCGTTTTCCAGCACCGCCTGGGGCTTCACCTGCACCGTGCCGCTGACGGGGACGTTGATAACGCCGCCGATGGCGGTCACGATGCCCGTCACCACCTCCGCGCCGTTGTCCGGCACGTACACGTACCAGCCCAGGGTGCCGCCGGCGCAGTCCTCGCACTTGTCAGAGATCACGCTCTCATCCGTGCTCAGTGCGCGCCCCACGATCTGCGTGGTGTCGTAGTTGCTCTGGCTTCCGGTCACGGTGGCGGTGTCCGCCTGCAGCTTCAGCGGTACGTTGATGTACAGCCAGCCCTGGCGGGTGCCCTCGTTGGTCTTGGCGTTTACGTTGCCGTACACCGCCAGCTGGGCGGTGAAAAGGCCCACCTTGCCGTTCATGCCGGTGGTCAGCTTGCCGCACATGGCGCTGAGCTTGTTCACGAAGTACCACACCTTGTATTCGGTGCCGCTTACCGCGGTAAAGCCGCTGATGGTGCCGTCCGCCGCGATCTCATAGGCGATGCCGCCCTGCTGGATGCCGGAAGCCTTCTTGGTCTCCTGCACATAGGCGTAGGGCTTTGCCATCGCGTACTGTGCCACAGGGGCGCCGTCGGTCACGTCCACCTTCAGCACGGTGCTGTTCGCCTTCACCACCTGGCACACCGGGGCCACAGCGTTGTAGGTCACAGCGCCGCCCACGCCGGCCATCTTCGTCCGCAGGTCGAAGTTGGCCTGGGTGAAGTTCACCTGGATGTCCGGGTCGCTCTCGATGATGGTGGCAATGCCGTTATTCAATCCGGCACGCAGGGGATCCGCGTTCACCGTCACGGTGATGTTGCCCTCCTGGAACTTGTTGCTGCTCAGCAGGACCTGACCCGTTTCCATGTCGGCGAACTGCGCGGCGCAGATGCCGCGGGTATACAGTCTCGGATCGGTAAAAGTAATCATTCTGCTTTCACTCCTTTTTGATATAAAAAATGGAGGCAAAGCCCCGGTTTCCCGTTGGCTTCGCCCCACTTGGCGTTCCGCCCTGCCCGCTTGCAGGGCCTATTCCCTTCTCTATGCCTGTCCCATGCCCCGTGTCGATTCCTCCACGGGCCGCAGTGCCGTGTTTCCGTCGCTCACCCGGTCATAAAACAGGCTCGGCCACGGGTTGCCCCGTTTCCACTGTGTTCCTCTCGCCTCCGCGATGGTGCAGGTCATGTACCCCAATATCCGCTGCCACGTTTTTGCTTTCGTTTGCAGCTTCAGCAGTGGCCACGACTCTATTTCCGTCTCCTCCGCGTGTTCCAGCGCGGCCACCGTCGCCACCCGTTCCCACGCATCTCCGCTCAGTTTTGCGCCGCCGTTCATCTCCGCCAGCTCCCGCTGCGCTTCCACCAGCTCCGGGTTGGCCTCCGGCGGCGTCAGCTCAATTCCGTTCTGTGCGGCGATGATCTCCCGCAGGTACTGGAACTGCACCGGCGTAATGCGCCACAGCTCCTCTCCGTGCAGCACGAACTCCACCGCCGTCAACCGGCTGGGGTCTTTCGTGTCCACCTTGCAGCGAAACGCCTTCAAGCGCTCGTCCAACGGCTTTCCTCTCCCCAGCCGCAGGGAGAGCGCCAGCATCAAAAGCGCCCTTGACAGCAGCCCCACTGTCTCCTCTCCGCGCCCCATCGCGTCGTACTCCATCTTGTAGTAGGCCGCCAGCAGCGGCATCACAGCATACGCCACAGGGAGGCTCTGCTGCACGATGTCAATGCCCGGTCGCGCCAACTCGAATGTCTCCATCTCCTCCACAAGGATGGGGTACAGCGTCAGTCCCTCCGCCTGTACTTCCTCGTACCTGCGGCAGGCCCTTTCTATGCTCTGTGAGATCGGCATATCAGCTCTTTTCCTCCCTCACGAAACACCTTTACGATAATAGCCTTGACTTCATTTCCCGGCTCCAACACCTTTTCCAGCCCCCTACACCGACAAACTGTTTTCCACTTTTCATTCATAGCAAACGTAACCAGTTTGCCACAGTCCGGACAAGACGCCGTCTTATAGAAAATTACTCTGTTCATAATTTCTATACTCCTTATTGATTATGCAGTTTTCTTATAAATGGATTCCCGCCTGTACCAGCAGCGCCGTCACCGCGCCGCCCAGTACCAGCCACACCAGTTTCTCTACCACGTCGTTCCACCGCTTCGCCGGCAGGTTCGTCAGGCTCTTTACGTCCTTCTTGACCTCCGACAGGTCATCCCGCATATCCTTCTGTTCCCGGGTCATCAGCGCCACCGAGGTCGCCAGTTCGTTCAGGGCTTTCTGCTCCTCTGCCAGCTCGTTTATGCGGTGCGTGTTGCTTTTGCTCCGCTGTTCCACCTCCGTCAGCCGGTGGTCAAAAGTCACTTCATCCATCTGCGCCGTCCTCCGTTCTTTCAGAATGTAGTCACGACGCTTTCCTCGTCGCTGTCCGCCCACGCAAGGCTCATGTGTACGCGCCGCCCCACGTTCATGCCCTGGTCGTATATGGCATGGGATCCGTTGTCCGTATGTGCCCCTCTGTCAAAGGTCATCACACCGGCTCCGCCTATGTTCACGCCGTTCAGTGCTTCAATGATGCACTGCTCCATGTCATAGCTGCGGGAGTAATCGTCCGTCCGCGTGGTGGTCTCGTGTCCGTAGTTGCACAGTATGTCGAAGTATATTCCTACCGCCGCCGTAAAGGGTGTCTTTGGGATCACCCGCCCGATGTACACCTTTACCACCGTCTGCGCCATGCTCTGCGCCTGTCCCCAGTATTCCAGCGGGAATAGCCTGTACCCCTTGGGGTGCTTTGCCTTCTGCTCCTCCGTGTCCACTGCCGGCGACTCACCGTCAAACACAATGCTCAGCTTCTCCTCCGCCGTGGGCAGCGGCTGGGCCAGTGGGTTCGCCCCGTCGCAGCAGATGTACTTCATCAGCCGCACCCGGGGTCTTGCGTTGTCGTCCACGGGCGTGTACCCGTTCCTGTCCGGCAGGTCCAGCAGGTAGTTCACGATCTTTTTCGGTATCTTCTCCGCACCCTTAAAGGTGCCGTAACCGGTTTCCACGCGCTCAAATGGATAGTAGGGGCTGTCGAAATCTGTGTTCACGCCCTCACCCCGCTTTCCGTTTTCTTAATTGTTTCACATGAAACATTGTATTTTTCGTTGCGTTTTTGATATTTTTGCAACTTTTATTTCCGTTGCGTTTTGAATATTATTTTGTTCCATTCTGCACCTGCTCCGCCAGCTCCACCAGCTCCTTCATGCTCTCCGGCGTCATGGCCGCCGCGCTGCTCATGGCCATCCGCGCCACCACATCGTTCATCACCGCCAGATTGGCGTTGATCTCCGTGTTCAGCATTTTCTCCAGGTCACGGTAGTCCGCCAGCAGGTCATACGCCTTGTCCCGCAGGGCGTCGCTCTGCTTCTTCATCCGGTCTATCTGGTTGACCAGCTGCACCCCACCCACCAGATCGTAGTCGTCGGCGCTCATCAGCCACTTGTCCTCCTCGCAGCCGTCGAAGTCCAGCCGCAGATACGCCCGTGCCAGTATGCCCATCAGGTAGCGCCGTTTCCGCTGTCCGTTCTCCCGGTACATGGGCGGCACATCGCCCCGGAAGCGCTCCCCGGTATCCACCACCACCCGGTCGATGCACCTCTCCGCGCAGTGGCTCACGATGGCAGCCTTCTCCATCAGCGGCACATAATCGTTGGCCTTGGCGAATACCTCCTTCATGGTAATGGGCTTGCGCTCTTTAATGCTGTTTTCCATCTCTCCTGCTCCTTTCAGATTCATAATGGAAAGTCCCTCACGTATTTACTTTTTCCCCTTACAGCGCAGTGAGCAGTTCCGCCACTGCGCCGCGTTTTCGTACCGTCCGCTGTCCGGGCAGTGGTACTGGTAGCAGCAGAAGTCGTGCTCTCCCGTCTGCTTCCTGCACCGTATGATGATCTCCCCTACCTTCCGGTAGGCGTGCTCACATATCGGCTTTGCCATCGTTCTTACCACCCCTCCAGTGTGATGTCCGTGCTCACGCTCTTGCCCTTGCAGACGGCCGTCACCGTCAAAGGCTTTACGCTCCCGCCCCAGCAGTACACGGTGGCGGTGCTGCCGTCCACCTCTGCGGTGTAGCTGTCCTCCGCCGCCCCGGTGAAGGTCCATTCCACCGCGTCTCCGGTCTCCGCGCCGTTCTCGGTGTATATGGCCGTCAGCACGGTCTTGCCGTAGGCTTCCAGTCTCTCCACCGGATCCGTCCGCCAGTGTACGCCGCTTACGCTCTCTGCCACCGTCACGGTATAGGTGCCGTAGTGCTCCTCGTTCTGCACCAGCACCGCCGTGATGGTGCACTCTCCCTCGCCCACCGCCGTCACGTTTCCCGTGGGGTCCACCCGGCATACGCTCTCGTCGCTGCTGTACCACAGATAGCGGGTGGGGTGTTCTGTGTCTCCGTCCGCCGCCTCTCCGTTCCGCAGGGATGCGGCGGTAAACTTTGCCTTTTCCCCCGTGCTCATGGCCGCCCTGCCGCTCACGTTCACCTCCCAGGTGAAGGGATAGGCGTTGGCCACCCGGCGAACCAGGTCGTCCTTCTCCCTATCCGGCTCCGTCATCCGCGCCGTAAACCGCAGCAGCCGGCAGCTCTCGTCGTCCCCGGTGAACTCCTGCGCCACGTCCGCATAGCCGGTGATCTGATACGCCATCCGCCCCAGGATCAGGCGGCTGTTCACATCCAGGTTTTCCGTTTCGCCGTTGCGCTGTATTGTAATGTTGAAGTACCCCTGCATGATGAGCATGGTCTCCTGAAAGTCGTTGGCGTTGGCGTTCAGCTTCACGTTTTCCACCACCATCGGTTCCTTCAGTACGTTGCCGTACCAATCCAGATGGTTCCATGTGGCGTTGCACCGCCTTATGATTCCGCCGCCCACGGCAGAGGATATGTTGGCTGGGTTCGTCACCAGCCATGTGGAGCCCATTGTCTCCATTTTTGCGCCCTCCGGCACATATTCGATGCGCCGGTTTACAAACAGGACTTCCTTATAGTTGTCTATGGGCCGGTCTATGGCGTTACCCTTCTTCCGCGCATCGGCAAGGCGTACCAGCTGTTCGCTCCACTCGTAGAAGTTGTTGGGGTCGCTGTCCAGCCCCTGCACCCGGCACGCGGTGTAGTCGCTGGCGTATTTTCCGTATGCCTGCACGAATCGCGCCGTTGGATCTCCAAAGTAGGGGTTGCGCCTGTCGTTGTACTGTGCGGGGCGGTTGGTGGGTGCCTGCGGTCTCTCCGCCATTGCGGCGATATTGCCAAGATTGTTCTTTACGTCCGCCATCGCCCGTCACCTCCCCGTTTCACAGGAACTGGTATCGTCCGTACCCGCCCCGGCCTCTCTGCACCGTGTTCAGGAACGTACAGTCCTGCTCATACTTGTGCATCTCGTCCATCAGCCTTGCCCGGTTCTTCTCCTGCTTCGCGGCGCCCTCCTTCATATAGGTGCCCTCGTTCACCGTGTCAAAGCTCGCGTCCTTTATCTTCATTTGGTCGTTCAGCCAGTTGCGGAAGAACCGCTCGTCCCATACGCTTGCCACGCACAGCCCAAGTATCCGCTTCTGCTCCATTGTCAGCTCGTGACCAAATTCACCGTCTGTGTAAAAGTCCAGCGTGTAGTTTATTCCCGCCATGTCCTGTATAGGGAACGTCACCACGCCTGTTTCGGCGTTGTAGCTCGCCCCGGTGTACGGCACCGCCGTCATGCCGCCCGTCACATCCTGCTCCACAATGGCGCAGGAAAACAGCTCGTAGCCCACCATTCCGGTGTCAACTTCCGTTTCTCCCACCAGGCTGTCCTCGCTGCTGGTCCAGTAGTAGTCGCCGTAGCTGGGCTGTACCAGCCCCTCACCCAGATACGCTCTCATCTGCACCGGCAGGGAGAATAGGGGGATGGCGTTCACCATATACAGGCTCATCCTCCGCAGGAACGCCGCCGGGTCGTTGGCTGCCTCCTCCTGCAAGCGCACGTCGTCTATGGCCACCATCGCGTGGTTCGATATGACCTCGCTCCACTTCGTCCCCATGTTCTCCCCTCCTTATGCCGGAATATAGATCGTTATCAGTTCTCCCGCCGTGCCGTCCGTCAGTGCCACGCCGTCCGCGCCGGTCGAATTTCCGCCCAGCCCCTCCACCAGCGGCGCGTTGCTGGGGTATGTGCTCCTGCCGGGGTACAGATTGCTGCTGGGCATCAGTCCCGCCTTTTCCGCCTGTGGATACAGGCTTTCCGACGGATACAGTGTCGCCGAAGGGAATAGCCCTTTCGTGATCTTTACAAAGTCTCCCACCTGTACCACGGAGCCGGGAGCCACCCGGTAGGTCGCCTCCCAGTCTCCGTTTCCGTACAGGTACAGGGCGTAGCCTTCGCCCTCCGCCAGTGGGAAGCGCATCTGCCCGATGTTCGGGTAGGTGGAGTTGTTTATCTTCAACCCCGCTTTCCACTTTTCCAGCGCTCCGGGCGCACCATTGACTTGCATGAACCGTGCCGCGCCTCCCTCGGCCATCGGCACCTGCACGACGGAGACGCCCGTATAGGTCACGCCGTTGATCTTTACATCTCTCGCCATGCGTTTTGTTCCTCTCCGTCAGGCTATCGTCATCACGCTGCCCGCCACACTGATCTGCGGCGTTGTCATCGTTCCTACGATGGGTGCCCCTCTTTTGTCGTGGGCGGTAGCGCCTTTCGCCAGTGTGTTGGCCGTCACGCTGTCCATTGACAGGTCCAGCTTCACCGCGCCGTCCACCACGACCTTGTTTACGTTTTTCGCCATCGCCCTTTTACCTCGTTTCCTCCGCTTCTCAGGCGCCGATGGTCAGCGTCACGCCGCCGGCCTCGTTGTCCGTCTCGCTCACGGGGATAGCGTTCACCGTCACGCTGGACAGGCAGTTGTACCCCTCGTCGGGCAGGACCTCCTGGCTGGCAAAGGTGGGGGTCACAGTCTTTGCCTGTGCCTTCATGTCCTCGCTGCCGGACATGGTGCCCTCCACGCCCAGGATAGTCACACCCTCGCGGATGTTGGTGGCGATGAGCTTGGCCTGCTCCGCCTCGGCGATCTGCACGGTGCCGCTTCCGTCGTGGAAGCCCAGGGGCACGGTATACACCTGCGCCTTGGTGGTGATGTTGCCAGCCACAGCGCCGTTGTTGGGCATCGTACCAGTGACCTCCGCGCCCTTCACAAATGCGGTCTTGCCCAGCAGGATCTCCGCAGCGGACGCGGTAGCGCCGGAGGTATCCGCATCAAAGGTACACGTACCCGTGATGGTCGCACCCGTCTTGTCGTGGGCAGTAATGCCCTTGAGCAGTTTGGCAGGCACCACGCTGTCGGCGGTCAGATCGATTTTTGCCTGTCCGTTCAGAATTACTTTGTTGATGTACTGATTAGCCATACTCCACATCTCCTATCGTTAAAGTTTTTCCGCCGGCGGCATTACTGACTTCGTACTGGGGAATTTTCTTCACCGTCACATCGTCGTTCATGCGTTTGGCTTTTGTATGCAGCACAACAGGCTTGTCCACCTGTGGTGTTACCTCATATTCGCCCTCGTAGGTGGGGATGATCTCTCCCCCGGTCTGTATCACTACATCCCGTATCTCTATCTCCACCACGGGCTGCCCCACCGGGGCGGTGCTGGCGTTGGCGTTCTTCTTCTGTTCCGCCGCGAACTGCTGCAGCGCCATTTACATCACCCCTTTGGACCGGCTTGCGGAGACGTATATGGTCTTGCCCTTTGCCCCCACCACGCTCTCGTCGTTGAATTTTATCCGCGCCTGCACCGGGGGCGTCCTCCCGGCCTTAAAGGCGAAGGTCTGCTCCTGCGTCAGCGGGAATAGCCACTGTCCGTTTTCCTCGTCGTAGCGCACCACGCCGGGGTACGTCCTCGTCAGGGTCCCTATGGTGATCTCCAGCCGCAGTACCATCTCCGGCGTTATCAGCAGTTCCCCCTGCCGCAGCACGATGGGCAGCGAATAGGCGTCGCCCTGCATCATGGCCGTTCCCTCCTTCCGCCAGTGTCGTCAAACGTCCCTTACTTCGTGTCCTTCTCGTTCATGTCCTCGATAATGGCAATGAAGTCGCCCTTCTCGTGGCCCTTGCGCTTGCTCAGCGCGTTCAGCTTCACCGTGCGCTCCCGCGTTACATACCGGCTGCCCTGGCGGTAGGCGTCGGCGTACATCTGCGCCGCCATCACCTTGTGTCCCTCGCACAGCGCCGGGTAGATGTTCAGCAGCTCGTCGCCCAGCTCCACCAGCTTGGCAAAGGCTCTCTTGTCCAGCACCTCACCCGGCTTGTAGTCCACGCCCAGCGCCTCGCGCTCCTCGTCCGTCAGTCCGCTTACCACCAGCAGCCACCGCTGCGCCATGAACCGGCGGTTCATCTCCGTCAATATGCGGCTCAGATCCGGCTTCGGCACGTAAAAGCTTCCCGTCTTGCCCACGATGTTTCCGTACATTCCGCCGTCGCCGAACTGCACCACGTTGTCGTCCGCCACCGGCGCCATCCACAGGAAATGTACCTGCTCTGCGCTGGTGCTCACCTGCACGATCTGCGGCGCGGCCTGCTGGGGGATGTTCTTCAGCGCTTCCGCCACCGCCTTGGCCGCCGCCTCCTGCATCATCTGCTGCACCTGCTCGGCGGTGTACGTAACCGGCGCGGCGGGAATTTCCGCGGGATCAGCCGCGTCCTGCACATTCTCCTGCGCCGCCGCTTTCGCGGCGCTGCTTTCGTCCGGCGCGTCCGCGCTCTGCTGGGGTGCCAGCATCACCTGGTCGTCCTCTCTTTCCTCCGCCGCGATCTGCGCGGCCAGTCTGTTCCCGCTTTTCTTCTGCTTACCCATGTTTTCTGCTCCTTTCAGATTCCTTTCATGGTCTGTTTCTATCTGCCGCAATGCGTCAAGGCTCCCGCCGCTGCCCCGTTTACACGTCGGCGCATTGCATACCCGCGGCTTCGCCGCACAGCCTTATGGCGGAAACGGCAGGGCTTGAACCTGCGCCCCTCTGATTAACAGTCAGATGCTCTGCCAACTGAGCTACATTTCCGTATGGGGCTTGTGCCCCTATAAACTCCCTTTCGGGCGAAAACGATCCAACGTTTTCATCTGGCACGGACGCGAGGACTCGAACCCCGAACTGCGGTTTTGGAGACCGCCGTTTTCCCGGTTAAACTAAATCCGCATATTCGGGGAGGGGCTTTCGCCCCTTCCCCGGTGTGGGTCTCCTTACACGGTGAAGTGCGCGATCTTGGACGCGAACGTGGCCACAGAGTCCAGAGCGATGGTCAGGTTCAGGCCGATCTCGAAATCCCCGGTGCGGGTGGGATCCATCTCGATAGAGATGGGCGTGCCGCTGGTGTAGCCGATGGTCAGCGGCTTTCTGCCGTTGCCAGCCAGCATCCAGATGTCGTTCTCGCTGAGCATGGTCTCCACGGTGGTGTTCTGAGTGCCGGGGATGATAACGTCCCGCATGGGCATCAGGCGCACCGCCATGAACTCGCCCAGGTAGCCGGCCTTGGTGTAGTCGGCGCCCAGCAGCGTGGCGATAGCGGCGTCCATGTTCACGTTGGTGGAGCCGGTCACGGTGTTGGGCAGTACCTTGCTCAGGGCCACGGTGCCGCCGGTGGCAAACACGTCAGAGATGGTGGTGTTGTTCAGCGCGGCGATCTTGTTGGCACCCTTCACCCAGTTCTGGTTGTTGAAGGTGAAGTTCAGGTTGGTGGGGATCAGGCTGGTGTCCTCCGTGGCGGTGGTCATGGCCTCATTCCACATACCCATGGTCTTGGCGTACATACCCGCCACCATGTTGGCGAAGAAAACGCCGAAGTCCATGTTGGCGCCCACCAGCTGCATCCACTTGGCGGTGATCCAGCAGCTCTTGGGGGTGGGGTTCAGCGTGTAATCGCGGGAATAGAAGCGGTTACGCGGCACGCTGCGGCTTGCGCCCCAGCTGGAGTCCTGGAAAACGGGGATGTCGTTGCTGCCGATGCTCACGGCGTAGGTCTGGCCCAACTCGATCTCCACGGTCTCGGCGAAGTCGCTCAGCGCCTCGGAGTACACGGCGGGCAGAATGGGGATGATGACCTCCTGCCAGATGCCCTGCAGCACGGCGTAGAAACGGGCGTTGCCGTAATACTCGCCGCCGTTGCGCTTGAACTCCTCCCAGCTCTCGGGTGCCTTCTTGCCGGTGCTGGCGCAGGCCAGCTTGGCGGCATACAGCAGGCTCTCCCGCTGGAACTGCTCGTTCAGCTGCTTGTAGCCCCGGTCGTTCATGGTGCGCTGCACGGGGGTGTTCTGCCCCTTGGCGCTCAGAACGGCCATCTTGCCCTTCAGGGCGTGTTCATAAAACAGCACGCGGCCCTTGGCCACGATGTCCTCGCGCTTGTCGTTTCCGTTGATGGCGAAAACCTCGTTGGAAACGCTGTTCAGGTTCAGCTTTGCCATTTCTTACTCACTCTCCTCTCTTGTCACGCGGTCACGGTGCTGACCTTGCAGGCCCACACGTCGTAGTACACGAAGCTCTGCCCGGCGCCCTCGGTGAAGTTGCCGGTGCCCTTCAGCTTGAAGTAAATGGCGCCGGTAGCAGTGGGGGCGGCAGCGGCGGGCACCAGCAGACCGTTGGCGATGGTGAAGATGGTGTTCTCGCCGATGGCGGTGCTCAGGTTGCCCTCGCCGAAGCGGTAGGCGTGCTTGCCGTCAAACACGATCTCGGTGAAGGTGCCGTCCCGGCCCGCAGGAACGCCCAGCCCCAGCGTGGCGGTGCCCACGGCGTAGTTGTTGCCGTTGCGTCCGCCCAGCATGGGCCACTCGTAGGTGTTGCAGGCGTACACGCCGGTGTCGGCGTTGGCGGCAGCGCCCGCAGCGTTCATGTAAAAGGCGTTCTCGTTCTTAACGCCCTTGAAGCCCGCACAGGGCAGCTGCTCGCCGCGCACCACCAGCAGACCCGCGGAGCAGTCCGCATCCGCATCGGACACCTGATAGCGTCCCGTGATGTTGCACAGTTCGTTGTACTCGTTGTTGGTGATCCGCGGCTCAAACGCGGTTTTCTCAATGTATGCCATGTTTGTTCACTCTCCTTTTCGTTTTACTTGCCGGTGTCGATGCCCCACTTGTCCAGCAGAGCGTCCACACCCTCGCTTCCCTCGCCGCTGTTGCCGGCGATATGCTGCCAGGCATAGGTGGTCGTGCGCTTCTGTGCGCTGCGCTTGTCGCTCTCCATCACGGCCTCGCCGCACACGGCCAGCACCGCCTCGCGCACCAGCTTCTCGCCCAGCCACGCACCGTCCTTGTCGCAGCTGTTGGCGTACAGTCCGGCCTCGATGTTCTCATTTACCGCCTTGATGGCGTCCTCTGCCACCTTTTCCTCGCGGTTGGCGTTGAAGGCGTCCAGCGTTACCTTGGCGGAAGCCTTGCAGGCGCTCAGCCGGCGCTTGCTCTCCGCCTCCTGCATGGCGCTGATCTGCTCATTGGCGGCGTCCAGCCTGGCGTTCAGGCTCTTCACATCGCCGTCGGTCTCCTTCACGGAGGCCACGGTGTAGTCCACCACGTCCGCCACATCGGCGTTCAGCTCCACCTCGCCCACGCTCAGCACGATGTGCGCTGCGCAGGGCATGATCTTTCTGGCGATCACCTCTCCGTTGTCGTCAGCGTTAAAGGTGTAGCCGAAAAGATTGCCGGAAGCGTCCAGCAGTGCCACGTTCAGCCCGTCCTCGCTCATGGAGAGCACCTTGTGGTTGGGGAACTTGGTCTGCATCTGCTCCATCGCTCTCTTGTTCATGTTGCTTTTCACTCCTTTTTTTGTGTTTTTGTCGGGTTCCTTGCCGTCGCTGCCCTCTGCGGCTGTGTGCAGCGACGCGGCCCGCAGCTTCAATTCCTTAAATTCCTCCTGCATGGCCGCCAGCTTTGCGATGCTCGCACCCGGTATCGCCGGGTTTACCCTGTCGCCCAGAATGGTCACGCCTATGCCAGACCATTTGGTAAACACGTCCACATCGCCCTCTTTGTGGCTCTCCGACACCATTGTCTCGGCGGAAACGTCCATCGTGCCCTGTTCCACGATCTTCCGCGTCAGCTCCGGGGCGTAAAAAGCAAATAGCCGTCCCTTCGCTCTGAGCCATGTATGACCGCCCCTCTCCACAAGGGTAAAGTCCTTTTCGTCATCGGACAGCGTTCCCACGATGCGCTCGGCCGTCCCCTCCATGAAGGATTGGTACTCCTCCCCGGTTTTGGGATCCCGGCGCTTGCTCATGTTGTGTCCGTCCCCCACCTGCTGCCCCACATAAGCGATCAGGATGGGCTGCCCGATGAAGGTCTTGTAGTATTCCGCGAGGTTTCGATAGTCCCACTTGTTGCGGTTTTCACCCTCGCGCAGGACCCACAGCTCCACGCCGAACTCGTATTCGTTGAGCTTCTGCATCACCTTCAGCGTGCCGCTGGCGCTCACCTTCTTGGGCAGCGCCTTGGTTTTCAGCGTGCTCATTCGTCCTCACCGCCTTCAAACAGTTTTCTGCACCAGCTGTCAAAGGTGGCGCGGCTCATACCGCCCTGATCCCACATGGTCCAGGCATCCAGCAGCTTGCGCCTGTCGTCGGTGTTGGCGATCTGCAGCTCCTCCGCCTTCAGGGAAAGCGCGTTGAACTCCCCATCCGCCGTGGCGCGGATAAATCCGCCCAGTGCCTCGTTTACACCGTCCACAATGGCCACGCACACTTCGAATACCCGGTCCAGGTCGTTGTCAAAGTCCTCGTCCAGCTCCGGCGTACCCGGGTACATCAGCCGCAGGTGGTAGTCGTGGGGTATCTCCGCGAACTCGTCTATCCGCTCAGGCTGCTTGTGCTCCAGCTTGTGTATCGCATCCGACAGAAACGGCATACCCATGTCGCACAGCACCCGGTCCTTGATGTCCGCAAACCACTTTTCCGCATTGCCGTATGCTTCCATCACCCGGCGCATCGGCTCCCGCATAGGTGCGAACCGCGGGTTATCCCAGCTGGCGTATTCCTGTGCTCTCATGTCATCACTCCCTCTCTCCGCAAAATAAAAATGGGGCCGCAGCCGGTGTTCTCCACCGGCGCAGCCCCATTCGGCTTTCCCCGCAGCCCCTTTGCCGCGGTTATCCACTTTTCACGGCCATTGCGCCTACCTCAATACCCCGCGCATCCGCGCAAGCCTTCGGTCACAGCAGCCGCATTCTCTGTTTTCGTTCCCCACTGTCGCAGGGGCTCTCGCCGCCCTATCGGTCTGTCGGCATCGGCAGTGCCGTGCCTTTCTTTTTCTTCACCGTGTGTACGGTATGTGCCTTTATGGCCAGTCCCTCCGCCGTCCGGCGTATCTCCACGTCGTTCCCCCGGGCCAGCTCCCGGTTGATCTCGTGCAGGTCGTCCGCCGTCAGTATTGCCGTCATGCCCATTTCTTCTCAGCCTCCCGCGTCCTCTGACGCTTCCTGTCCCTCGGTCCCCGGCGCCCCTTCCGATGCCGGTCTCCCTCCGGGGTTCATGTCGTGGGCCGCCTGCGGCGGCAGTCCGCTTTCGCTCTGCTTGGCGTTGTAGCTTGTCACAAGGGGCAGCCGCAGGTCCATAATGCCGCTTTCCTTCACCGCACGGCTGATGGCCATGTCGTCCATCACGCTCATGTCCAGCATCGCCATGTAAAGCATGGTCTGGGGCAGTATGCCCAGCGTCATGCCCTGTCTGGCGTTTTCAAAGGTCTTTTCGTCCTCCGCGATGTTGCCAAACATGGCGAATCTCCATGAATACTTCAGGTTCAGCCCGTCCATGATGCCCTGCATCATGCGCTCATAGCACCTGTATATCTGCTCGGCAAACTTGCTCTCTATCTCCAAACTGATATTCGCCACGCCCGCCCGCGGCTCGTCGCTGGTGGGTATCAGTGCGCTCAGGCCCGCCTTCGCCATGGTGTAGCCGTACCCTGCGGAGCTTATCTTCGTGGCGCTGGGTGCCTCGGCCAGCTGGTGCAGCTCCATGTTCTTCAGCGGCGCGGCGTACCAGCCTATGCCGCTGGTGTTGTTCTCCGCCAGTTCGTTGTAAAACCTCGTGCGAAAAAGCTCCCACCCTGCGTTGCTCAGCTTGTAGCTGTCCGACTGCTGCCTCGTGCTGTTGTCGTCGTATTCGATCTCGCCCGTCAGCAGAGAGATCAGCGGGTTCTGTACCAGTTCCAGCTGTATCTGCTCATACTGCGCGATCTGGATAAACGACAGGAAAAGTCCCGTCAGCGGCGATACAACCGCCGTCTGCGCGTCGTCTATCTCGAAAGGATATACGGCATCCACCGGCAGCGTCACCCAGTAGCACCACTTCCCGTTCTGGTAGTATACGTCCGGGTCTCCCGGAAGCACGCCGCCTCCCTGCTCCGCTGCTGTTTTCAGCTCGGTAAAGCGGTTCATATTGATGGTGTTCTTCGCCGCGTATACATACCGGGTGCCCGCGCCCTTGGGCGGTTTCGCCGCCACCTGGGTGAATATGCCCCAGTAGGGCTTAAACAGGTCTCCGAACTGCGCCGGCTCACATCCCGGCTTCAGAAAGTACATCATGTTAAAGGCCACGGTGTACTTCGACACGCTGTTGAACCCCACGATCTTTATCCAGTCGCTGGGCAGCTGCTGCATAAAGGCGTAGTTCACCTTGTTGTGGGGCTTGTCCACGCTCACGCGGGGGTAGTAGAATACCTTGCCCTCCTGCACCGCCTGCCCTGCCAGCTTGTGGGCCGTGGTCTTTACGTCCAGCTTGCGCCGCAGCTTCTCCAGCAACTTCCACTCCCGCCAGAACTCGTCGTTCTTCGCCGTGTCCTTATCGGTGAACTCCGGGGCGATGTAGCTGTGATACGTCAGCAGATCCTGGTACATCTTCCGGGTGTGGAAAAGCGGATAGGCTGTAAATTCCAGCCCGTGCTCCACCTGCCGCAGCCCCTGCTCGTTGCCCAGCGGGGCGGTCAGCATCTCTGCCACCGTATTCTTGGTATAGTCCTCCGGCAGCGAGGAGATGGCCTGCACCCTTCGGTTCTGTATGTAGGGGTTCACCCGTGCCGACTGGCTCATGCTCACCCGGCTGAAGGCGCTGGCCAGCGCCCCCGCCGACATATTGCCGTACTGCTCCGCCAGCGCGTTGAACCGCTGAAATATCTCCGGGTAGGTGCCGCAGGCTACGCTCTGCAATTCACTTGTCAGATTCCTCCGCTTCTCCTGCTCCATGCGCCGCCTCCTCGTCTATGCGGGAGCGCTCTTTTTCCAGCTCCCTCTCCCACGCATCCAGCAGTTCGTTCAGCCGCTTCTGCGTGTCAGCCCTGTTCTTTTTCACCCCGTCCGCCAGCGCCGCCGCGATGCAGTCCGCCAGCCACAGCCGGTCTCGCTCCGTCAGGCGCTTCAAGTCCGCGCCCTTGATCTCCACCGTCTGCATTTTCTTCGGCGCCGTAGTGCGGTACAGCAGCATATACCCCGCCGTTATCCGTACAAATCGCTCCTTTTCCGCCAGCGCCACCGTTTCGCCTGTCACCCGCGCCGCATACAGTCTGTACTTCCTTGCCGCCATTTCAGCATATCCTCCCGCCGCGCCGCGCCGTCACCGTGCGGCCTCCCGCGCCGATTGCCGCCGCCCTGTGCGGTGCCGCGGCGCGGTTTTTGTATTTTGCCAGTTCCGCATCCCAGTCGCTCTTATGCCGCACCGCCTGCGCCAGCTCCTCGCGCTCCAGTATCTGCGCCACCCGCAGCGCATATTTCAGCGCCGACCATATATCGCGCTGTATGTGCTTGCTTATCCGTTCTTCCTTTTGGGTCGTGCCGCTGGCCACCTTTTTCAGGTTCTGTATCTGCCCCACCAGCTCCCGGGTCTTTATGTAGGGGTCTGCCAGCATGGCATCCATGCTGTCGTCCTTGATCCGGTGGTACTTTTTGTAGTTCTCCACGCCCTCGTTCACATTAGAGCACAGCAGTTCCACGTTTCGGTTCTCAAATTGCAGCTCCGCGTACCGCACCATCTCCGCGTCCGGATCCGTCACGCCCGCGCCGCCCGCCTTGATGGGGTACAGGCACGGCACGGCGTTCTCCTGCTCCAGCTCGGTGAAGCTTGCGTGGTTCCGCACGCACAGCGGCGCAAGGCCATCGCCCAGGTCCATCATCAGGTTCTCCACCACGCTGGTGCCGTACTGCCATGCGTCTATTGCCAGGTATGTCGCGGCTCCTCCGTCGCAGCAGAAGCGGCTCCACACGTCCTTGATCCGCTGCGCCTGCATCATGCTCTTTACCGGTGGGTTCCAAACGTCCACATACACCACCTGCTTCAGGTAGCGGTCCCGCTTCAGCCAGTCCGTTTGACGTGTGCATTTCAGCACCACGCAGGCGCATTTTGCGTTCTTCTTGTCGTCGGCGTAGGATACGTCGTACCCCACGATATAGATCACGTCCTCCGGCTTCAGTTTGTTGCCTATGTCGTAGGCGCAGTGCCGGTTCTCCGCGATCATCAGTTTGCGGCACTCTGTCAGCACCTCGTCCCGCACGATAGGATTGCTGTCCGCCCCGGTGTAGCGCGATTCCATTTCGCGCATCCACCGCTCCGGCGTCAGCTTTGTCCGCAGCTTCTGCGCCCAGGAATAGGGCCGCATCTGCTGCAGTACCACGCACTCCCACGATATGTCATAGGCATAGGCGCTCTCGCCCGCCAGCATGGCTTTCATGTTCTCGCACCGCGTATCGTAAGCATGGTTCTGCTTCCGCCCCGCACTGGTAATGGCGTGATCCTTGTAGGGTATATAGTTGGGGTCCGGCTTACCGTTTACATTATGCGTCAGTCGCACAGCCGGCAGCACCACCGTCGTGTATTCCGCGAAGTCGAACGCCGGATTTTCTTCCTGTGCGTACTCCTCCGCCGTCACGTCGTGAATGTTGTCACCGCGCATGGCGGATATGTAAAAGGCGCTCCCGCAGTCGGTCTCTATCTTGAAGTCATCCTTACTCTCCGCCGTCACCCGCCACTGCTTCGCCAGTGCCGGGTAATCGTGCTCAAGCTGCCGGAAGGTCTTGCTGCCTATGGTCGCCATCTGCTTGTAGCTTGGTCCATAGTAGGCGCTCTGGGTTCCCGGCCATACCAGCCCGTTTACCAGTGCATATTTGAATTTTGTGTTAGTCTTTGTCATGCCGCGGGTTCCCGTAAACGATACTGATGCTTTCCGGGCGTATACCCGCATCATTACCCGCTGCAGCAGTTCTTCATTTCCAAAGTCCGCCTCTGTGCTCCTGAATATATCGCACGCCTTATCCGGGTACCATCTGAATACCCACATAATAAAGGCCCAGAACGCATCCTCATAATTTTCGTAGCGGCGTTCCTGCGTGGGCTTTTTTGTCACCCAGCCCAACCCGGCCACATACGCTTTACCCGTTCGCCTCGCCATCTGTGTTCACATCCTCTGCGTCCGCTTTCGGCTTGACCTGTTTTTTCTTCTTTTTCACCGGGCGCATCCGCACCAGCCCCAGCTTTTCGTAGGCTTCCTTCTCCGCCTCGTTGGGTTCCTCTGCAAACTCGCCTAAATTGTCCTCCAACCGCATCTCGTCCGGCAGCTCTGCCAGCTCCGGCAGTCCGTCGTTCTGCCGCATCCGGTTTTCGTTTATCAGTATCATCTGGTCGGCAGCATCCCGCGTGTAGGGGTATTTGCACGGCCTGCCGAAAAATATACGGAACGCCTCGTCCGGTTCGCAGGGCTTCCCGTTTTTCATCAGCCCTACCCGCTCTAACGAAACCGTCATGTTGTCCGTCCGCAGGTCCTCCACCGGTTTCGTGTCCTTCTTCCGCAGGTTTTCCGACGCCAGGTTCTCCTGTATCATGCTGGATAGCTTCTTGGCCTTGTCTATGGCACCCATCTCCGCGGCGTCGTTCATCTGCTTCGTCCACTTCGCTACGTTACGGAGGATCAGCTGCTGCTTGGCGCTCACCGCCTGCTCTCCGCCGAAGTCAGCGCACAGCGCGTTATAGATCCGGTCAAACTCGTTGTAGTCCTCGCTGGTGTATGGCACTTTCCCCGTGCCCTCGCCCCAGTCTGCGGCCTGTCGCTTGGTGCCCTGCCTGCCATCCCGTGCGCTTTTCTCCGCGCTCACCGCCTTGGTGAAGTTGCCGTTCTCCAGCCCCTCTCCGAATATCTTGGTGATGTCCGTCAGCCCGTCGAGAAAGCCCAGCTCTCCGCCTCCCGGCGTCCGGTCCAGCTTTTTCTTTGCCAGCTTATCGCAGTAGGTCGTCCACTTGTTTTTGCTCCCGCTTGCCGGCAGCGCGTTCATGTCAAAGGGCTTGTTGAAGCGTATGCAGGCATAAAAATAAGCCAAACTCTCCCCCACCGCATCATTAAGCTGGTCGTAATACGCCTGCTGCTTTTCCGCGTCCATAGGTAAAAGTTCGGCCATCCTGCGCTCCTTTCGGATAGTAAAAATGGTACAAAAGAGAATTATCCACTCTCTCGTGTACCATTTTCGCAGGTTTTCCGTCATGTGAGGGACTTTTAAGTCCCTTTCCAAATTTTTTATTCGCGGCCTAAAAGATAGTCCACCGTCACCTCGAAGTAGTCCGCCAGCACCTCCAACGATGAGGCTTTCGGCTCCATCTCCCCCTCCTCATACCGTCGTATCATGTGCTGGCTCAGTCCGCACAGCTCCGCCAGCACCCGGCGCTTGATCTGCCGTCTTTCCCGCAGTGCCCGCAGTCTTTTAGGGAATAATTCGTTTGCCGCCATCTCACCGCTCCTTCGCGTCCGGCAGTTTTCCCGCTTCCAGCAGCATCTGCGCCTCCGTATTCGATATGGGAAAGCCCACGCGCTTGCGCCGCTGTATGCTCTTGATCCTGTCCGCCAGCGCCCTTTCTTTTGTCTTGAAGAACGGGCATTTCCCATTCGCGCTGCACACCAGCTCCCGCAGTCCCGCGCACTCATCCTTAATCGGGATATACAAGTCGCAGCTGCGCTTGGGCAAACAGCGCCATTTCTCACACGGCTTCTTCACTCCGCTCACTTTTCCCGCCACCCCTCTCTCCACAGGTACGCGCTGCCCGCAACCAGAAACGCCATATCCGCTGCCACCACCACCATGCACAATACGCCCACAAGCGTTTTATATACACCCGCCGCCATCAGCAGCGCCAGCACTGCCGCCATCAGCAGCGCCAGCAGTATGTACACCACCGCCCAGCGCCGGTATTTTGCTCTCTTGTCCCTCATGCGCTCACCCTCTTTCTTTTCGCAGTACCCGCAGTGTTCCGCGCATCAGCACCGCATCCTCCACGCCCGGTATCCCATCTACCATCTTATACAGCGCCGGTTCCTCCTCTCGTGGCACTTCTTTCCACTCCACCAGCCCTGCCTTGTCCGCCTCGCAAGCTATGATTGCAAGGTTGTCCCATTTGAAGCGCTCATCCTCTTGCCCTCTTCCGAATTTCCAATATCGGCACGTCAGTTCCTCCATCGTGTAGCTTTCCGCCGCGGCCACGGGCCGTGGCTGTACCTCGTCCATAAGCACGCCGCCCAGTTTATGTATCAGCTTCCGCCGTAGTCTTTCAGTCCAGTTCAATGCTGCCCTCCTTCCACCCCTCCGGCACGATAAATGCCCCTGTCTCCTTGCACACCGCCGCCCCATCGTCCGCTATGTTCTCCGGTTTCAGCGACATCATCTCCGCCTTTTCCTCCGGTGCGATCACACCCACGTCCGCCTCGGGCGTCAACAGCTGAACGTCCAGGTCGCGGCCCGTCACCAGCACCTGCGCCATGCCCTTCTGCGCGTACCCTATGGCCGGGGACAGGTCCACCATCCGGCTCTCCTCATAGGCTTGCAGCCTTACATAGTTGGCCACCGCGCTGGTGTATGCGCCCACGTTCATGCTGCTGTCCGCGGCCACGTCCAGCACCTTCCGGTAGTTCCTTGAGTCGCCCTCTTTTTTCAGCATATCTATGGTGTAGCGTATGCACCTCTCCACGCCGTGCCAGTCGCTCATGCCGAACTTCTCCGCCACCTTTTCGTACACGCCGCCCTTCTTCGTCCACTGTATCGGTCTTTCCACGGCGCCCTCCAGCACCAGCCGTACCGCCTCCACCGTGTAGTCGAAGCCTGCCAGATCCTCCCTCACGCCCATCGTCCGCAGCGCCTTTATGGCGTATGCCTCATATTTGCTGATGGTTTTCATGTGTTATCTCTCCTTTTCCGGTCTCTCTTCGTAGTATTCTGCCAGCACCAGTTCTTCGTCCCGTATCTGGCAGTGTATGATGCCGCACTTCCGGCACTTTCGGCTCCGAAGATCGAGCCATGCGTCCTCCTGCACCGTTTCGCCCCACTCATGGCGGCAGCCGTACACTTTTTTCAGGAACTCCTCGTACTCGCTTCCCAGTGCGTCCTTGCTGCCCACAAAGCGGTCATATTCCGCCAGTTCCTCCGGTGCCACGCTCTCCCGCGATGGCAGGATCTTTTTCAGCAGTTCAAACGGCGCGTACAGCACCGCTTTCGGCGCATGGTTATTTCCGTTCTCCACGCCTCCTGTTCAGCTCCTTTCCGCACATGATCTGCACGTCCCTTGTCCACGCGCACAGGTGCTTATACCGGCACTCCTCCGGGCACCGTGTCGTCCCCGCGCAGCCCATATACTGGTGCATCTTCACCCGCATAACCGTTACCACGCCGTTCCACCTCTCCAGTTCCGTGTCTCCCCACCTTGCGGGGTCAAATGCCATCATGTGTGGTGTCTCCTCTCCGTCCATCCGCGCCCCGCAGCCGGGGCAGAACCTCTCGTGCCCATCTCTGGACACTTCGCTGCACGCCGAGCACTCGTAGTGCCCTATGCTGCACTCCTTGTCCGCCCAATCCTTGTGACAGTGTTCACAGAATGCCTCCCCGCATATCTGGCACTCCGGTCCGTTGTGGAACCCATAGTCCAGCCTCCACTCATCTATCTCGCCGTGACTGTCCCTATACCATAGGTGCTTTTTGGTGAATACCCATTTGGCACGCTTTATCTCATCCATCCCCCCATAACCTCCTCAATAATCCGTGACCACGACCGGCAGCCGCCTGAATGGGTCAAACACCACCTTGTCAACCTCGAATGGTTTTACATCGTCATACAGCAGGCCGAACCTCTTAATAGCCTGTTTCTTTGTCCAGCAGAAGCAGTATGCTACATCGTCTGTAAATTCGTGGTCCTCCATTTGTGAAGCACGGGTGAATATCCAGCAGAACATTACTCCACACCCTCTTTTCTCTCGCCGTAGGAGCAGAAGTCGTCCGGCTCTACACACACCGCCTCGCCGGAATACCCGCGGGCATTTGTCTTTGGTTCCGTATGTATGTAACACAAGCCGTTTGGGTAGTTGCGATAGTGCTTGCAGTCCTTGCACCGCACCACCGGAGCAACATCAGCTGCAGGGATGGCATTTATGAGTTCCTTGATGTTCTTCATGCCAAACCCATAGTCAACTCCGCCGAAGTCGTCTGTTTCGCATACATCCGCATCGGCATTGTCGAACTGTTCAAACACTGCCGATCTTTTAATATATTCCGCCATCACAATTCCTCCTTATCTCCTGTTCCATAATGCCCAACGGCGTGTGCTTCCGCATCCATGCGTACACCCACTCCCGGCTCTCCGCCGTGCCCATCGGCTTCTTCTTCGGCGGCAGTTCGCCGTTCTTAGCGGCGGTGGCCGTGGGGTTGTGCTTGTGCTCTCCCATCACTCCGCCCCTCCGGCCATTCGTGCCCCACATCCGGGGCAATAATCCGACAAAACGTATTCATCGTTGCAGCTATACACCGCCTCATAACCGCACTTCGAGCAAGCGTAGCCGCCGATTGGATCGCGCCCTGCAAGCGCGGGGTCCCACCCGGTTATCTCGCTCTCGTATACCGGAAGCCACCCCGCCTGCGGCGTTTCCTCTCCATCCGACTTTCCGCCCCCAGCAAAGCCACGCACCGCGTCCAATACAGCCTTTTCGATGACCGCCTGTATGCTCACTTTGTTCTCGCACACCACAGGCATCTCATCCAAAGATTTGTTATAGTACGTTGCCTTGCGCACCTTCCATTTGCCGTCCCAGAAGTCAACGAAATAGCCAGTGCTTTTTGCCGCTTCCATTTTTGCCGATCTTGCCGCGCCGGTTTTTACGAAGTAGCTTTCCCGCGTCACCCACGGATTTTTGTATATCTTCATGCCGAACCATCCATCTTTGCGCCACAGTGTGGGCAGTAGTCCGTCTTGGCCGCGAACCCTATCTCACAGGCGGAGCAATACTGAATATCTCCCGCGACCTCACTATGGAACGGCACCCATCGTCCATGAACTCCTCCCGTTTCATGCTTCAGTTCGTCATACAGCTCACTGAACCGCTTGTTCCACTTCCTTAGCCCTAAGAAACAGTACACGCCCAGTGCGATCCACAACACGCTGGCGATGTCTTGCAACAGATTTTCCATCACTTCACCTCCTCATCCGCATATCTCTGATACCACAATGGCAATTATTGCCGCTACGTAAACCGCGGCAAAAACTGCAAAGACAGTGTAGCTCCGTTTCTTATACATCGTGTATATGGCGGTAATAAGCAGCGCAATACAGTACACGCCGAGCAAGGCATAGAACCAGCCCACTACTCCACCTCCTGCATCCAGAACTCGCGGCGGCAATCGGTGCACCCCTGGCGCAAACAATCGGCGGTAACCCGTATATCAGCAGAAATACGCTTAGGGCACAGGATCAAAAGCCCGGTGTTATCAATATCAGCCTGAGGATACTGCTCCAAAAACACGCTCTGCCGTGTCTTGCGCGGGTGTGCAGCGGACCACTCCTCAACCTCACGGACAATTTCTTCTGCTGACTTTTCATGTCGATAAATCAAAGACGGCGCTTGCCTTTCTACTTCGTACATCCTGTCTCGCTCTTTAATAAAATTCACAGCATCCATTTACTTCTCCTCCACTTCATTCCCCCAGCAGTCCCAGCCGTCCACCTGTTGGCGGGCAAACAGTTCGATGCGGGGTATATCTCCAAACAATTCCATGATGAGGGTTCTGACGCAATCGGGCTTCTTGCTGTGTTCTGTTCTTTCGGCTTCTACTAACTGGCGTACAGAATTGGATCGTTTGTTCTTGAGCATCCCGCCCCTCGTCCCAAGCAGGCAAAGTTCGCAATTCTTCATTGTCCATGCCCCAAGCGTAGACACTTGCTTGCCGTTCTTGGTCTTTTTTGACCAGACGAAAGCCACTGTCACATACTTGAACCCCCATGCTTTCATAAGTCGTATAGCCTCCTCAAGGTGCGCGTCCGTAGACCACATAAACAGTGCTGCGTCTTTCTCCGCAATGCATTTAACGTCCCAAGTCTCCATGACGGAAGCCTTTTCTGTCCCATATACCGTTTCAAGAGGTCTAAACCTGTTTCCATTGTATCGCTGCACCTCTTTGCTGCTGAACTGCCACGGCGGATCGGCATAAATAACGTTATATTTCTTGTCGGTAGTAAAAATATCCACCACTGCCATCAAATTTCCCTCCATTTGCACCTGTCACAGGCACCCTCGTGTGCTTGTTTGTACTTCCCGCAGTATTGGCATAGCTCGTTTTTCATGGTGTGCAATTCTTCTTTAAGCCGCAAAACCTTGTCTGTTTTCGACACAGCCATGTCAAGCAATTCCTTGATGTCTCCCGGTGTCAGCCCCGTGTCCTCGTAGGCGGCAAGGCGGCTCCACACCTCTTCTTCCCACTTGCAATTCATGGCGCAGTTTCCGCCAACTTCGATGCATTCGGGGCCGCAAAAATGTGTGCAACAGATACCGTTTTCGTGCGATGTTTGCTTGCTATGTGCCGTCAGTCGTTCCACCACTCCGCCTCCTCCTTCACCGCCACAGCCTTTGCCAGCTGTGCCATGCCCTGCTTCATGTCCTCGATCTGCTTATCCCGCCGCGCAATGGCGTCCTTCAGGCTGTCGTTGGCTTTCATCAGTGCCTCGATGTGCCGCTGCTGGTTCTCGATCAGGTCGGCGGCGGCGGTATTTTTCTTCTGACTGCAATCCTCATTGGGACTGCTCGTGCCAAAAAACGCGCAATTCCCCTTGCAATCTGCTTCCGAGCTTGCACAGCACCGCAGCGCGGTCACGATCTCGTCTCTTGTCATGTCATTCCTCCCCAAACCATTTCTTCGTCACGGCGATGGGGAACGGCTCGATCTCGCTTGCCCACCGCGCCGTACCTCTGCCGTGTATCCGCTCAAAGCACAGCGGGAACCCACCTATTCCGTCAAACAAGCTCCCCAGCGTCGCGCCCTCCGGCAGATACCGCGCCATGCGCCGTAGCATCCAGTCCCAGAAGGGCAGGGCTATGGAGTTGCCAAGCGCCTTGTACTTCGGGCTGTCCGCGTCCTTGTGTTTCTTTCCCTTCTCATCCGTCCAGTCGCCAATGTCCACCCATCCGTCCGGGTATCCCTGCAAACGGGTACATTCCAACGGCGTAAGGCGGCGCACTACCATATTCGAGCGTACTACGCCGTTTGCGTTTAGCGTATGACCTGTCCGCGCTTGCAGCGCCCCTCCAACATCGCTTTCTTGCCCATTCCGACAATCTACCGCACTGCAAATATAGGTCTCCGCGTCCGCCCGGTACGCGCAGTTCGCCTTTGCCCGCAGCGCGTGGCTCACGTCCTCACACATCACTGCTTGAGCATCGTGCATGGTGTTTAACGTTTGGCTGACTTCCTCCGCCATAATGCCGGCTTCGTTGGCTTGGCCGTTGCCGATGCCGTATGTCAGCGGCACTTGATTGCCGCCTGTCCCCATTCGAGCCTGCAACGCCGGGACCTGCTCTCCGCACTCGCGGATGACGTCACAGGCGTGTGTCATGTCCAGCGCCACCGCTGGTGCAACCACAGCTGGCTTATTCCCGCCGCACTCGGCGTTCAGTGTAGGGGACAGTTCCTCTTGATAGCCAATGCTCCTCGCCTGTTCACTGTTGCCCAGCTTAAAACCGGCACACAGTACGGCTTCTTTGTCGTTGATGGGGATAGCCACCACCGGCTGATTGTTCCCGCTCATGCCCGCCGCTGCGGTCAGTGTGGGCGCGCGGTCGTCTGTCCGCAGTTCCGCGCCGCCCTGCTGTGTGGCCATGCAGAATATCGCAGGATTATTTACCCCTCCGCCAATGCCGCCTTGCAATGTAGGAGCTTCGCCGCTTGTGGCGAAAATACGCTTACTTTGGCAATCCCACGGAGTTATACAGCTTTGGAAAATCGTCTGATCGTTCCCCGTGCCCAGCGTTCCGCTTTTCTCCGTCTGCACTAACGCGCCTTTTCCTCCTCCGTCACAGCCCCCCCTGATGCGGACTGCATAAGAAGCACCTGCTTCAGCAGTTTCGGCAAATCCTTCCCCCGACGCTCCGCTCGCCGTAATATCCCCTGGCAGGCTTTCGCCGTCAAATTGTATTTCGGATGCGGTGTCTCCTCCAAAATCTGCGACAACCGAGATACGACGACGGCGTTGGGGCACTCCCCAGTGTTGCGCGTCGTGAGTTCGCCACACCACGCTCCATCGTCCTCCCATTTCATCGTGATACCCTCCCCAGGTAGGCCAGCCCTTTTCAGGCACTTCAATACCGGGGGCTTCCGGCTCGACGATTTTGATGATCTCTTCGAGCACGGCTGCGAAGTCTTTTCCTTTGTTGCTGCTAAAGGCTCCGACCACGTTTTCCCACACGAGATACCGAGGTCTAACCATGTCACCTGTCCGTCCATTCCTTTTGTCCGCCTCCCTCATTTCTTTTACGATGCGTACCTGCTCCATAAACAGGCCGCTTCGCGCTCCCGCCAAACCGGCGCGTTTCCCGGCGATGGATAGATCCTGTCTAACAAGGTGAACCACCTGTAATACACCAAACGGGTTCAATCTCTGCCCCATTTATTTTCGTAATATCGCCTAAATGTTTCACCTAAATCACCTCCTAATCTCCAAACACCACGCCGCACTCGTCCTTCAGCACGTCCTTAATGTGCTTCCGCTTGATGCGGCCCTCGTTGATCTCCTCCGCCAGTTTCTCCAGGCACTCGTACAGATACGCAATGCTCTGCGTGTCCCGGCTGTCCGCCGTCTCCTCTTGGACGTGCCAGCCGCATTTGTCCATCAGCACCATCGCCACCATGTCCATGTTCTCCCGTGTGCCCTGCAGCTTGCCACGCATGAAGATGCGGTCGTCCCTGCTCAAATGCTGTTTACCCATTCCCGTCGTCCTCCGAAATGTGCACCACCTCATAGCACCCGAACCGTCCGCCGTTTCGGTACGCCTTACATATCGCGCTTCGTGTGCTGGCGTAGGACCGCCCGGAACGCCGCGCCAGCTCCGCCGTACTCGTGCCCCACCAGCGGGGCAGGCGGTATTTGTCCCGCGACACGATCATATACACCGTCGTCATGGCCTTACTCCTCCCCGCATCGACGCAGGCGCAGGCTGTCCGCCAGTTCCCGCGCTGACTGCTTCCGCTTGCGCTTCCGGTCCCGCGCCTGCTCCCAGCAGTTGCAGCACTCGGGGTACGGGCAGTCCATGCACGTGTCTATGCGCTCCTGTGGTTCATGCTGGCTGTCCTCCACCGCGCCGCTCAAAAATCGTCCTGTCTCTCCGCAATGTTCCTGCCGCCGGCTCTCCGCCGCGGCATCCACCGTCAGCCACGGGGCCTTGGCGCTGCCCAGGCTCCGCATGAATGCGCCGACGCTCGTCGTTCCCTGCATTGCGTACATGATGTTCTAAACCTCCCTCACCGTGATGCCGTGGAAATACAGCATCATCTTCCTTTTCATCACAAATAGTCTGTATGCGGCGCTGCTGGTGTCGCGGAAGCCCTTGCTGTCCTCCACCACCGTCTCGCCGCCCTGCTCATATACGAAGTCGGCCACGTACTCTATGCTTTTCTCCTTCGTGCCGTCCTTGTGTACCTGCTTCGGTATCAATTCGTACTTTACCTGCGTCCGCAGGCCGGATATTTCACCGGCTCTCTGCATCAGCCACAGGTCCATGTACCGCCGCGCCTCCCGCTTGCTGTCAAAGTGCATCAGCGTCCCGTCCGGCATGGTCAAGTCCACTTTCTCGGCGTGGAGCTTGTTGCCCTTTTTCGGCTTTGCGGCCTTTTCCGTCTCCTGTGCTGCTTTCTGTGTCGCCTGCTGCGCCTGTACTTTTTGCAAGATTTGCGCCTGTGCCTTCTGTCCGAAGCGGCCTATATCCTCAATTGTCAATCCCATCGGTTCAGTCCCCCTCCACCGTTCCCATTTCCAGGCGCCGCCTCCGTGGCCGCTGGTGGAACTTGTCGACCGGCTCATCGTTGTCTGTCCGATAGCTCATTTCCGTAAAGGTCATCTTCGACCCATCGAAATAAAAATTCACGTCCCCTGTGCGGCCCCTTCGGTTCTTTGCCACCGTGCAGCCCACCTGTGTGTCGTCCCCCGGGTCCGTTTTCCATAGGAATATGACCTTCACCGCGTTCTGTTCCAGCTCGCCGCTGTCGCGCAGGGAGTTCAGCTTCGGCTTGTCCGTTTCGTTCACCGTGCGGCTCAGCTGCGCCGCCGCCACAATGGGTATCTCCAACTCCGACGCCAGCAGCTTCAGCTCCCGGCTTATGCCGCCCAGTTCCAGGTTACGGTTCTCAGCTTTTTTGTCCTTTTCGCCGATCATCAACCCCAGATAGTCCACCACGATCATTTTCAGGTCGTCTATGCCCAGTGCCAGTTCCCGTATGCGGCTCACCGTCACATCCGGGCCGTCATAGAAGTACACCGGCAGCCGGCTCTCCCAGCTTGCCGCCTCAGCCACGCTGGCCCACAGGTCCTCATCCTCCGGCATCCCGTCAATGAGCTGGTCCATCGTCACGCCGTCCGCCCGCTTGGCCAGCAGTCTCTCGCCCACCTCTCCGGCCAGCATCTCCGCCGTGATGTGCAGCACCGTCTTGCCCTTCATGGCGGCGGCTTCCGTCATCTCCATGCACATGGCGCTCTTTCCGCAGCCCGGTCTCGCGCCCACAAGGATCAGCTGTCCCGGCCACAGCCCTTTCAGCGTCGCGTCCAGCAGGGGGAAACCTGTGTCTATCCGCCCCTCCTTTTTGCCGCTGATGCTGCTCATGGCCTCGCTCATGGCATCCGACATGGTTTTCAGCCGTCCGCCCCGGCGTGAGCGCATCTTCTGGTGGCATATCGCCGCCACAGCCGCCTGCGGGTCCTCATCCGTGGCCAGCGCCTCCATCACCGCCTTGGTGAAGCGGCGCTTCTCCGCCTTCTTCCGCACGATCCCGGCGTATTCCAGCACGTTGGCGCTGGTTGGGGTGATCTCCATGCACTGCAGCAGGTAGTTGCGCGTTTCGCTGCTGTACAGGCCCTCCCGCTCCAATTCGCTGGCCACGGTCAATCCATCTATGGGCTTCGCCGCCACGTGCATCCGCCGTATGGCGGTGAATACCTCCTGGTTGGTGTTGATGTAGAAGTCGTCAGCCTCCACCGCGTTCAGCACGTCCTTTACGCACGCCGCGTCAATCAGCATTGAGCCGATCACCGCCCGTTCTGCGTCCCCGGAGTAGTCCTGCTGCCACAGTGCTACCTCCGCCGCCGGCGCTTTCTCGATCACGCCTATTTCCATGTGTTCTTCACTCCTTCACCGCGCCCTGCTCCTTCACCATGTCGGCAAATATCTCGTTGAAATACCGCTTCATGTCATAGGTGCTCTGCACTTTCTTCCCCCACCACTGGCTGTTCAGTGCGAAGTACAGCACGTTGTCTATCGTGTCCCACGCCACGCCGTTATGCTCGTGCAGTTCATTCAGCACCACGGCCTGCTTCTGCATTTCCGCCTCCGTGGGCTGCGCCCTGCCTGGATTGTCCCGGGCCTTCTCCTGCGCCAGGTACTGCGCGATCTGATAGGCTTCGCTGGCGTGGTCAACAGTGGGAGCGTCGTTTTCAGGGATGAACTCCTGCGTGTAGTTGCCCTCCAAGGTTTTCTGGAAGTTGTCCGGGCTGGTAATGAGCCAGTCGAAGCTGGCCACGAAGCCGCGCTTGTTTTTGCCCTTCAGGAATGGGCTGTTCTTCACGTTCTCAATGGCTTTCAGCACACCGTCCACGCCGTTTTCCCGGATGCGGGCTTTCAGCGACCGTCCCCGCTTGGTCTCCGCCGTTACCTTCATCACCTGTGTCAATCCGGTGTCGTTCCACGCTGCCACGATGCGTCGGACATCACTTGTCCGACACACAGGCTCTTTAGAGCCTGTATATATCTCTGGCTCTATCTCTGACTCTGACTCTATCTCTGACTCTCCGTAACCGATTTCGCACGGTGTTGTAACATCGTTACGCTCCGGGGCGGGCAAAGCCTTGCTTTTCCTTGCCCGATAGTCCCGCATCCGCTGGGCCGCAGCGCCTTCGCTGCCCACATTTTTCACCGCGTAGGGCAAAAAAACCTCCGTCAGGTCACTGGATGCCTCTGCCAGCCCGCAGGAGAGCAGATATTGCAGCGTGACCGCTACGTTTGCCGGGTCCTCGTCCAGGTCTAAGGCCAGTTCATCGGCGAATTTTTCCTCCAGCCCCGACCATTTCAAGGTGCCGCCGTGCTTCATCGCCATGAGCTGCATTTTCAGGTAGATGATGACGTAGGTATCTCCACCGGCTATCTTCCGCAGTTTCTTGATGCGCTTCGAGGTAAAGAAGTCGTCGTACAGTTTCAGCCAGAAATATCGCTTTTCTTCCGCCACGTGAATCACTCCTCCCTCAAATGCCCAGGTCGTAGTCCTCGTCCGCGCCGTCCCGGTCCCAGGGCAGCGGCTCGTCATCATCTATCTCGTGCAGTGCCGCCGCGCTTTGGGGCGCGGCGTTCAGCGTCCCGATGGGCTTCCCGGTGGGGGTCTCTCCCGTGCACAGCTTTTCCAGCTGCGGCAGCAGATCCGCCAGCCGTAGGAATACCTCCACCGGCACCTGCAGCAGCGTTTCCAGCGCTCCCAAAGGGATCACATGGTCTGCGCGAAGCTCGCTCCACACCTTTGCCTCGCCGTCCTTGGTGGTGTACGGTTTCTGCCGCCATGTGCCCACCACGCATACTGCATCGCCCTTTTCCAGGCACGCGCTCAGCTTCGTGGCGGCGTTGTCACCCACGGCGCACACGTTCATAAACTGCTTGCTGTCGTAGCCCATGCCGAACTCCACCTTCGGCAGGTTGTTCTTGGGTATCGCGCCTATCTTGGGATCCCGGCTGACGGAGCCAGTACAGATCATGTACTGGCTTCCGTCAGCCTGGCCCTCTCCGTCCAGACGCTTCCGAACGAATAGAGGCATTACTGCTCGCCCTCCCCGAAGAACCCTGCGGAGTAGTCCTTCGCCTCCGTCTTGCCCTCTGCGGTGCTCTGTGTGCGTTTGCGGGTCTGGGCGGTTTCGCTACCCTTCTTCGGCTCTGCGGCGCTCTCAGGGGGCGCTGTGGGGCTGGTGGCGGCTGTTTCCTGCTCTGCAATGGGGGTATCGTCCTCCACCACGTGTCCGGTAGTGGGGATGACCGGCTCGGTCTCCGCGCCGTCCCCCGTGGCCACCACGGTATCGTCGCTGTCCTCGTTGAAGTAGCTGCGTACCTCGTTGGAAAGCGGGGCATAGCCGCTGTTCAGCAGCTGGCGCATCATGGTCTTGCGGCACATCTTGTCCTGTCCGCCGTTCACGTCGTACCAGGGTGTACCGTTCAGCAGTTTGGTCTGCTCCTTGGCGTCCAGTTCGCCCTTGATAAGTGCGTTATACTTATCCAGTTTGAAGGCCGGGGAGTACCGGTCCGCGTGCTTGAGCAGTTTGTCCATGCTCCAATACTCGTAGCGGAACGTTCCGTCCTTCAGCTCGAAGTAGGCGTAGTAGCCGATGACCTTGTGGCTCTCGCGCTCCTCGTCTGTGTCGTACTTGGCCAGGTTGATGACCGGCTTGCCCGTGCGGCGGGAGCGACCTTCCAGTTCGCCCTCGCGCACCTCCACACAGTCGATGTCCGCGTAGTAGCCTGTGGACATGGCCAGCTGTATGTAGCCCTTGTACGACATCAGGTAGGTCGCCACGCTGCCGTAGGGCACGATGTAGTAGCCGTGTCCGTAAATCAGACCCATGCCCTCGCCACGCAGGCCGGCGGCGATGATGGTGCCGGGGTCGCAGGCTTTCAGCGCCTCGCTGGCGCTCACCGCGCCGATCAGGGTGCTGGTGAACCGCGCCGCCATCTTGTCGTTCTTCAGCGCCCGCGAGATCATCTGCTGGGTGTTGGGCGCCGTGATCGCCATACTGAATGTGGGCTTCTTGGCCTGCGCCATCTGCGTAAAGCCCGTCTGATTCTGCGTTTTCATGTTCCTTCTCCTCCCTTACTCCTGCGGCACCGGCATAAACCGGATGCTGTTTTTCTGCATATAGGCTTTCAGCCCGTCCAGCTGCCGCGCCGTTCCGAATACGCGGAAATCCACCTTGTACTCCGGCTCCTGCGCGGCGGGCATCTCATGTCCATCCTCGTCCACCAGGTCGTTGACCGGCTTGGACAGTTCGCCCAGTGTCTCCACCGTGCTCCTGCCGGTCTCACTTGCTTTCTGCTCGGCCTGACGCATCGTCTCATCGGCCACACGCTTCAATTCTTCCAGCGCCGCCTCGTACTTCACCGCAGCCTCCGCTTCCTTGCGCTTTCGCTCTTCCTCGGCGGCCTTCATGCGGCCCAGTGTCTCGTTCTTCACCAGCACCGCGCTGATGTTCCTGGTGCGGGTGTACTCGTCCAGCAGCGTGGTCTCGAACTCGCTGTGCAGCGCACGAATGGCGTTCAGATCGGCGCGGCAGCGGTCTATGGCGGCGTTTATGTCCATCTGTGCCGTACTCTCAGGGTAGGTGGCGTTCAGCCACTTGGGATTAAAGCAGTCGTCAAAGGTCAGCCACTCCGCCATGTCGCCCACCACCTGGGCGAAATATTCAGCAAAGCGATTTTTCTTCTCCTGCTTCGCCGCCTCCTCCATCGCCTTGATCTGCACGTCCAGGGCGTTGGCCGCTTCCTCGCACAGGGCGGTCAGCTCCTTGCACTTGGCCTCAAAGCTGCTGTACGCCTCCAGTGCCGCCGCCTTTGCCATCTTGCGGCTCTCGTCGATGCGGGCGCTCACCTTGCGGATGGATGCCCGGTACTGCTTGCACTGGCTCATGCTCTCCGGCGTCACCGCCATCGTCCGCAGAGGTTCCAGGTTCTCCGTCAGCCACGCCTTTGTTTCCTCGAAGTTAGCCTCGATCTGAAACTGCCGCAGCGGAGCCAGGTCTGTGGTGATGCGAAATTCCGCCGCGCTCATGCCGTCACCTCCGCGTCGTACTTGGTGATGTGTTTCACCCTGTCCGCCCACGCCGGGTCAATGGCGCTCTCCGGCAGGTCCACCTCTGTGATGATGGCCTTCTTCTCCGTGCCCTCGCCCCCGGGGACAAGCACCTTGTCCCCGGGGTGCAGCGGCAGGTCGGTGAGGAAGGTGTACGCCTGTCCGCCGTAGCCGTTCAGCTTCGGCTTGTGATACATCGCCTTTACGATCATCCCTGCTCACCCTCCTTCTTGGCATCGGCAGCGCCCTCTTCGGGCCGCGCTTCTGCGCTCGCGTCTACGATCTTTCCCAGAACGCCAAGCTTGACCAGCGTGTAGGCCGTACACACGGCTTTGTTGTCGCGGAGGTTCTTTTCCACGGCATTGTCAACGCCGACCAGACAATGCGCAAAGTCCGCGGCGGTCATATCCCCTCCCCGCGTCACAGATTGGAAATCCATCCCCTCCTCCGTCTTGCGCCCGAAGCTCATCATGGCAAAGTTCAGGTCTGTTTCCTCATGCAGTACCTCGCCTGTCTCGGCGTTGGTCATCGTCAGTTTCAGTTTCATCACTTGCCCTCCTTCTTGGCCGTGCGCTTGCCGCCCTTCTTGGGGGCGGACTTCTTCTTTGCGGTGGCTTCCTTCTCCGCCTGTTCCGCAGCCCATGCCGCATCATCCTCCGCCATCTTCTGGCGGATGCGGCTGTCCTTCTCGGTAACGAGCTTTACAGCGTTCTCCGTCAGGCGCACCAGCAGCCCCGCCGTGCCGATGGGTACGTTTTCGGCTACGTTGGCGGCGGCCACGCCGTCATACTTGTCCTCCTCGCTCTCCTTGGGCATCACCGCCGCGCATATCACGCCGCAGGCGTTCCGCACGAATACGCGCTCTTCTCCCGTTTCCATGTCCAGCACGGTCACTCGAAATGCCATTTCATTTCTCCTTTCGTTTTTCACTTAAAGTCGTAATATTGCCGCCGGGGGTACCCCGTTGAGCACATTGTTTTTCCAGAAGTGCTCCAGTTTCGGAATGATGTAGTCGATGTCCGTCTGGCACTCTGTTTTCTCGAATTTGTAGAACCGTATCTCTCCGTCCCCCTCCGCGTTCACCAGCAGCGCCCACACCACGGCGTAGTCGTATTCGCCGGTAAACATCTGTTCACATATCTGCGCGTAGTAGAGATCGGGGATTTTTCCTCTCCACTTGTCCCAGTCGGCGCGGCTCAGGCACGTTGCCGTCTTACTCTCGTAGATGCCACGTCTGCCTGTCTCGCGCTCCACCAGTTCTCCATCCGGGGTACAGGTCAGGAAACTGTATCTCCCCGTCTGCCGCACGATCAGGTACGGCTCAAAACTCAATTCATACTCCGGGTGCATCAACCGAAACATGGCTCTCAGTGGTTCTTCCGCCCGGTTTCCGAAGTCGATGCGCTCGTTCCCGGATATTTCTCTTGTCTCCACCGCGCCGATCTTTTCCCGCCACAGTTGCAGCGGCGTCTTGAAGTTGGACACACCCAGCACAATGCCGCAGTCGCTTGCGCCCAGCCCACCACGGCGCCCTTCCAGCCATTCAGCGCGGCTGCCGTATACCGTTCGTTCCGTCACGTTTTCTCACTTCCTCCGCAAATAAAAAGAGCGCCGCCAAGCTGTTCGGAATTTCCGAACCACTCGACGACGCTCCGCCCTTCCCGCCAACTGACTTAGGCGGGGTACACTATTTGGCTTTGATCTCTGCTCTGCTGACCTTGACGATCTTCACACCGTCCTTCAACGGTATCAGCTCAACGCGGTAGTTCTTCTCCAGCGCCGCGTTGATCGCCGCCACCTGCTCTGTTGTTATTCCCACCATATCCTCTCCTGTCCCGTGCGCCTATACGCAAATCTATTCCGTGCTATCCCATCGCAGGGCAATGCAACACTGTTCACTCCAATGCCGTTGCCTGTCGCTGCGTATCAATTCGATGCTTTTCCTCTGCGTGTCTCTGCTTTCCATTGCGACGCCAATCCATTGCGATGCGTGTCATGGCTCAGTTATCCCTTGGCAGTACATATCCCTACACAGCTGTTCCGTTGCGGTGCCTACCGATGCGTATCCTCGCTACACCGTTGCTACGCACTACTACTCAGTGCCTTTCCTTCGCGGGGCACTTCTCTGCACGGCAGATTTACACCGTTGCAATGCTTCTCCGCGCAAAGCTAAGCTATACCGTTGCGTTACGCGATCTCCTCCCAGCGGAACCGACCCTTTCCGCTGTTCCGCCACTGGCCGATGCCGGAGAACCGCCCGTAATCCAGCCACTCCCGCACAGCTTTCTCGTGGTCGTCACACAGAAGAACGATGGTAAACTCACACGTTGCCCCCGCGGGAATCTGCTCTGAAAATGCCAGGCTCACGCGCTCTCCCTGCATCGTCTGCGCCCGCAGCGGGCGGCAGCACTCGCCCATCTCGCCGTCAAACAGGATGGGAATGTTCCGGGGTTCCACAAAAACCAATTTGTCAATTTCTTTTTTGAACGCCTTGATGCCGCTGGACACGCTGCCCTTGACCTTTCGCAGCCCGCCGCAGGTATCCTTAAAGAACCCCTTGATCTGATAGTCGTAGAAAAACGGCGTTCCGTCGTCCAGCTTCGGGAAGATGGTCTTGCCCTTCTCCACCACGCCGTCCACGCCGATAGCGGCCACTTCGTCCTCAAGGGTGTTGGCATCCGGGGACTTGCTGGCGATGAACGTCGTGTAGATGTCAGGATCGCCGGGGCAAGTACCCAGAACCGGCTCGGTAAACGTCAGTTTCACTTTGATTTCTTTCATAATTGTGTACTCCTTCAAATTAAAATTTTTGTTTATTTATAAAGCCCCAGGGCTTTACAGCTTGTCCATGCGCCAACCAAGGCGGCTCCCGCGAGAAGCAGCAGCCACAGCGAGCCGCCGTTCTCCACCTCTCCGATGATGCCCCACGCCAGAAAGGCGCTCACGCCCAGCAGTACCTTCCACTTCTGCTCACGCCGGCGCTCACTTCTGGTCCTGCTCATCATTGTCCTCCTCTATGTACGGTTCTCCGCACACCGGGCAATACATATCCCGGCGTAACTCTATGCCGTTCTCCCCGTCCAGGTTCTCTTTCCTCTCCCGGATCACCGGCGCGTCAAACCTCACGCCGCATATTCTGCACCGCCAGCTCATAGCGTGATGGCCGACCGCAGATCGTCTATGGGGATGTGCAGTGCCCGGCAGGCTTTCTGAAGCTCCCGCACCGTGAAGTCCAGCGGGTCTTTCTTCCGCTGCCGCAGCGTCTTGGGGGTTATTCCCAATGCTGCGGCCAGCTCCTGCTTCTGCACGCCCTCTGTCTCCATCGCGCCGTACAGCAGCGCCACGATCTTCTGCTCCGTTGGGTTCACACCCAAGGGCTTCACTCTCGGCATTTTCTCCCCTCCCTGTTGCTTAAAAACCTGTCCACAAAGTACGTCTGCCCACGGCCCGTCACCTTTACGGTCTTACTGACGGTAACGGAGCCGTCCGACCGACTGATGGCAGTTTCCTTGATACTGAAAAGCCCCATTTCCATCGACCGCTGCGTAGGCATATTGTAGTCTGTCCCGCTGCGGCGGATCAGGTAGCCGTTGTCCCGAAGCCATGCAAACAGCCGGTTCTGCCCGATGTTTACGCCGTTCTGCCGCAGCAGCTTTGCCAACTCACCCACAAGGATGGACGTGTGGGACGCGCTCACAGCATCCGCAAACAGCACCTTCGGTCTATCTGCTTCGGCCTGACGCTCCAACAGTCTGCGTCTCTGCTGTTCCTCCTTGAGTGTGGTAGCCAGTTGGATGATGTAGTCCGGGTCAGTCAGTGTCCGTTCGATGACCTCCGGGGTCATGTATGTACCGTGTTTTCTGATGGAGGGCAGCACCTCCGATGTGACCCACTTGCGAAAGGGCTTCGCCTCCGGCTTGTCGCTGCGCAGTATCACGTTGTACAGGCCGCTTTCGTTGATGATGGAGGTTTCCTGCTTTCGCCCAAGAGAATCGGTGAGGTAAGTCTGGCTGACCTCATCCATATCAAGCCTCTGTGCGGTCATTTTGTGGTTCGCAATACCAAGTATCGCACACACGTCCTTCAACACGAACCAAGGCTCGCTGTTGATTTCTACGGTTCTGACTTGAGAGCTCTTGTAGTTAAAGACCTGCATCTCGTTCATTTCGTGAGCCCTCCCCTGAGAAGCTCATCTATCGTGCAGCCGTACATATCCGAGATCTTCAGTAACGTATCTGCCGAAGGCTTATACAGGTCACATTCCCAACTGGATACGGTAACGCGGCTCACTCCAAGTTTTGCCGCAGCCTCTTCTTGAGAAAGACCCGCCTTAATACGCGCCAGTTTGAAGCCATTTACTTTCAATTCTTCACTCTCCTAACCTCTTTTACTTCGCGCAACAAAGTTCTGCTTAGTGTGGCTTGACAATTTGCTAAGAGTGTGATTTAATACAGTTTGTCTGGAACCATATTTAACGCCATCTTCGCACCACAGCTTCCACTTCGTGCGCGCTTCGTTTTTCACTTCGCATACTTAGTATATCACTTCGTATTGCTAAGTCAAGGGGTTTGGAAGAGGTTGCGCCCGTTTCTATATTTTGCACAAAAAAAGGAGCCAATTTATGGATATTACGACAATGCTCTACCGCATCGACTGTCTTGTAAAAGCCAAGGGGTGGACGAAGGAGGAATTTTACGCGATGGTCCCTATTTCTTCCTCCGCCGTTGCCCAGTGGAAAAGCAAAGGCCGTGTGCCTAAAGATGCCAATATCTTGCGTATGGCCGAGATTTTGGAGGTCGACCCTAATTATTTGCTCTGTAAAGACCTCGAGGAAAACAAAAAGCCCGCCGATCTTTCGACCAACGAGCTTCATGCCGCACTTATGAATGTCCTTATAGGGCTTTCCCCCAGCGAAGTAGCAGACGTTATTTCTTATGCTGCAAAGCTAAGAGCATCTCATAAAGACTAATCATATCCTCTCTTGTCATTCCGTCCAACAGTTCCCTTGCTTCCTGTTCGTTCATTTCTTTGCCCCCTCGTATGTCGTTTTGTGGCGTTTGCTTGGTTCAATCGTACTCTATGTGTGCCCCGGTGTCTACGCTCATTTTGGGGAATCGCCCCCCAATTTGGGTAATTGGCGCTCTTAGGCCGATCCATATTGGGGAAACTGCCACCCAAATATGGATTTTTACGGGTGAAATAGTATCCGCAGCGGATGAAATAGTATCCGTTACCGATAGAAAGGGGAAAATCATGTCAGAAATTCAGGAAATCGCGCAGCATATTCAGGACTTCCCTGCCCTTGTCCGTAAATCCAGAATGGACAAGGGCATCACCAACGAGGAACTGGCCGAACTGTCCGGCATCAGCTATTCCGCCGTCTGCAAAATGCAGTCCGGTGAGCGCGATCCAAAGCTGTACGATGCTGTAGCCGTGATGAAAGCCGTTGGCATCTCCGCCGATCAGACGTTTGAGATCCAGCCCCCTGCGTCTGCCCCCTCCGCCATGCGGGAACGCATCCACGAGCTGGAACTGGATAACGCCGTCAGCTCCGGCGACGTGGTACGCCTGAAGCAGGTCAACTGCCTTTGTACCCAGCGCTTGGATGCCGTTATCCGCCAGCGCGATCATTACAAACGCTGGTCTGTGTTTTCCTCAATTTTTGCCGCGATCCTCTCCCTGTTCTTAATTGTTTACCTTTTTTTCGACTTCCGCAACCCCAATGCTGGCTTTGTCCTCCAGGACGGGCCTACAGCGTTTGCGTGGCTTGTTATACTTCTTACGCCTGTTTCTATCGTCGTGTGCAGCCTTGTCGGATACCGTGCGCTGCGCGATGCTGAAAAAAATATAATCGAGCAAAAATAGAACATAGGTTCTACTGTGTTCTACATTATATATCACAAGTTTCCTGGTTTCAATGCACACATATCACAAGTTTCTTGAGATTTTTTGTTAAAAAAAGAAAAAGCCGCCCAATCGGACGGCTTTTCCATATAAGCTCTATTCCCGCCAACACCATCACGAGTCTTAAAGAAAGGAGCCTACAACAGTAGGGTAACACGAAAATATCAAAATGTCAACGAAATGCAAGTCCTGTAAGCGCGAAGTCCCCGACAACGCCACGTTCTGCCCCTGGTGCGGTCAGAAGCAGGTGCGGGAGCGCAAAAAGGACGGCGTTATCAAGGTGCCGGAGCCGAAGCAGCTTCCATCCGGCAGCTGGCGCATATATCTCCGTGCCGAGCAGCAGTCTGTCACCGAACCTACCAAGGATCGCTGCATCGCAAAGGCCAAAGCCATCCGCGCCGGCTTTGTGGAGCAGCAGAAAAAAGCCAAAGACCAGCCGCTTCTGCTTTCTGAAGCCATTGAAAATTATATCACGCGCCGTACCCTTCTCTCTCCCAACACTATCCGAGGCTACCGCATCTATCAGAAAAACCGCTTCAAGTCTTGCCAAGGGGTCAACATACGCGAGCCGGTGGATTGGCAGTCGTATATAAACGAAGAGGCCGCGCTCTGCGCCCCAAAAACGCTGAAAAATGCCTGGGGGTTTATTAAATCCGTCTTAGAGGAAAACGGCATCGCCGCTCCAAAAGTAACGCTTCCAAAGCTCCCTGTTTCCGAGCATAAGTGGCTCACGCCGGAGCAGATCATCGTATTCTGCAAAGCCATCGAGGGCAAGTCCTTCGAGAAAGAAGCGCTTTTCGCCCTCCACAGTCTGCGCCGCGGCGAGCTGCTGGCCCTCAAATGGGACGACATAGATTTTAAGTCCGACTCCTTCCGTGTTCATGCCGTCATCGCGCAGAACGAAAAGAACGAGTATGTGGAGAAGATAACACCCAAAACCAAAAAGTCCAATCGTGTCGTCCCCTTTATGATCCCCCGCCTACGCCAGCTCCTCAAGGATGAAAATGGTCCCAAGGGCAAGCGTGTGTCGTACCAGCCGCCAAACGGGCTCTGGCGCAAGATCAACGATGTCTGCGAAGCAAACGGACTTCCCAAGGTGGGGGTACATGGTCTGCGCCA